GTAAGCCCCCTCGCCGGGGTGCCCTAGTTTCCAAGGTTGCCAGGGGCAATCCGTCATCTGTAGGTGACAGTGTTACAGATTCGCCCAGCGCAAGCGGCGTGCCAGTGGCAAGCGCCCCGGCGCCGTCGTCGGGCCCCACGTCGGCGGGCCTCGCCGGGCTCATCACAGCGCGCGAGCTCGCCGAGCTGCGAGATCTCCCCGGGCAGCGCAGCGCGGTGACGGTCGCCGCCGTCAAGCGCTGGGAGCGCAACGGGTGCCCCGTCGCGGTGCGCGGACGCAAGGGCAAGCCGAGCTTGTTCGACGAGGCGAAGGTGCGCGCGTGGCTCGAGGCGCGCGAGGCTCGAGGGCGTGCTGCGGGGGGCGCGATCGGCGTGGCGCTCGACGGATCGGGGGCGCCGACGCTCTCGCCCGTCGAGATGCCGCCCAACGGCGCGCCGTTGGCGACCGGCATTGGCGCCGTCGACCTCGCGTACGAGCGTGCCCAAAAAGAGCACTGGCAGGCGCGCCTCGCGCAGCAGACGCACGCGACTCGAGAGGGGCTGCTGCTGCCGAAGGACGCCGTAGAGAAAGCCTGGAACGCCGAGCGCGACGCGATTCGCACGGCGCTCCTCGCGATCCCGACGAGCCATGCGGACCGCGTGTTTCGCGCCGGGACGCTCGAGGGCGTCGTCGGTGTGGAGCGCGCGTTGAAGGCCGCGGTTTACGACGTGCTGCGCGAGCTCGCGGGCGACGGCGAGAGGGCGATCCGAGCGCAGACGATCGCAGCAGCGCTCGAGGGGGTCGACGCCGACGGCGACGGCGATGGCGACGGCGAGGACGACGCCAATGGCGACTAGCCCGAGCGCGAGCCCGATCGAGCCGCCGAGCTCGAGCCTCACGCCTTCGCCCTCCGACGTCGCAATCGCCGAGCTCGTCGCCAAGGTGCGCGCCGGCTTCGCCCCGCCGACGGAGCTGCTCGTCAGCGAGTTCTCGGAGCGCGAGCTGATCGTTACGACGGGCCCGCTCGTCGGCACGCATTGGCGATGCGACTTCGCGCCGTATCAGCGCGGGATCCTCGACGCGTTCCATGAGACGGGCGCCGAGATCGTCGTCGTGATGGGGTCGTCTCAGTGGGGCAAAACCGCGTGCATCGTGTGCATCGTCGCCTATCACATCGCGCACGATCCTTGCCCGATCCTCGTCGTCGAGCCAACGGTCGATCCGATGGCGAAAGACTTCGCCAAGAATCGCCTCGAGCCCGTGATCGCGGCGAGCCCGGTACTCGCCGAGCGCGTGTCGAAGAAACGCGCGAAGGACGCGAGCAATACGACGCTCGCGAAGACGTTTCGCGGGGGCTCGCTGGCGATCGGGGGCGCGAACTCAGCGGCGAGCCTCGCTGCACGATCGACGCGACTGCTCGCCCTCGACGAGGTCGACCGATACCCCGCCGAGCTGCAGGGCGAGGGCTCGACGATCGCTATCGCGATCAAGCGCACGACGGCGTATTCGAGACGGCGCCGCATCATCATGACGAGCTCGCCGACCGTCAAAGACGGCACCATCGATACATGGTTCCAGCGCGGCGACATGCGGCGCTACTACGTGCCGTGCCCGGGCTGCGGCGAGATGCATCCGTACCGCTGGGCGAACGTTCGATGGTCCGACGGCGATCCGTCGACCGTGCGCATCCACTGCCCGGCGTGCGACTACGGCATCGACAACGCCGAGCGCGTCGCGATCCTCGAGCGTGGCGAATGGCGTGCCGAGGGCCCGCGCAAAGAAACTGCGATCGTGAGCTTCCATCTATGGGAGGCGTATTCGCCGCTGTCGAGCCTGAGCGAGATCGTCGCGGGGTTTCTACGCGCGAGGGCGTTGCAGAAGACCGGCGACGCCTCCGAAATGCACACGTGGCAAAACACGACGCTCGGCGAGCCCGTCGAGCCGTCGAAGGGCGAGGGCGTCGAGCCGCACGCCCTGCTCATGCGCCGCGAGCCCGTCGAGCAGCTCGTCGACGGCGAGGGCAACGTTGCATCGGACATCGACGTGCCCGAGGCGGCGTGCTGCCTCACGATGGGCGTCGACACTCAAGACGATCGGCTCGAGGCGCTCGTCGTGGCGTGGGGCCCCGGCGAGGAGTCTTGGCTTGTGGATCGCGTGACGCTGCCCGGCGACCCCGAGCTGCCCGCGGTGTGGGCGATGCTCGACGAGCTGCTCGATCATCCGTATCGGCATGCGTCGGGCCAAAAGCTCTCGATCGCGTCGACGTGCATCGACAGCGCCGGGCACAAGACGACGTTCGTCTATGATTATGCGATTCGCACCGCGGCGCGGCGAGTGTACGCGATCATTGGTCGCGATGGGCAGCGCCCGATTATCTCGAAGCCGTCTCGGCAGCAGGTCGGAAAGTCGAAGCGCACCGTCGCGCTTTACACCGTCGGCGTGGATTCCGCGAAGGCGACGATCGTCTCGAGGCTCGGGCTCACGGAAAAGGGCCCCGGATACGTGCATATACCGCTCGTCGACTGGGCCGACGACGAGCTCGCCGCGCAGCTCACGTCGGAGCGGTTGCATTCCAAGTTCGAGCGGGGCGTGGCGTCGAGCGTTTGGCGCAAGACTCGGCCGCGCAACGAGGCGTTTGACTGTCTCGTGTATGCGTTCGGGGCGCTGCGGCTGCTGAACCCCGATCTCGCGCTGCTCGCAGATCGTCTCGCCGACGCTGTGGGGGGCGTGCCGCTCGAGAATCGGTCGACGATGTCGTCGGCGAAGGCCGCGGCGGCAGCGGCGACGGGGGCGACGGGCGTGCAGGCCCCCGCGAAGGCCTCCACGCAGGCGCCTCGAGCGGGGTCGGGGTTTCTCGGAGGGCGGCGACGCGATTGGTTGCGGCGTGGGCGCTGAGCGCAGGGCGCCGAGCGAGGGTCGTCAAGGGGCCCGAGGGCGCTGGGCGATACCACCGATCGCCCGACTTGACAAGCGCCAAGCTAAATCCCGCCTTATAATCTTCGGCGGGCATTATTTCGACCTACGGAGGGCTCGAAAATGAGCGAATCCGAAATCAGAGCCGGCATTCTCAGACTTCAGCAGGCGATCGCGTCGGGCAGCATCTTGCAGTCCACGACGATCGGCGGGCAGACGTTCACGTTTCGCACGATGCTCGACATGCGGCAAGGCATCGACGCGCTTCGCCGAGAGCTCGCGCTGCTGCTCGGGGCGAATCGCTCGAGGCTCGTGGCGACTTCGAAGGGAGCATAGCGAGCGATGGCGACGCAGGCGATTCAAGCTACGCCGTCCTCGACGACGAAGGGGCGCGCCTCGCTCCTCAGCGGCAACGTCATCGACCGCGCGATCGCGGTGTTCGCGCCGCAATTCGCGCTGCGCCGGCTCAGAGCGCGCGCCGCGGCCGACATTCTCCTGCGCCACTACGAGGGCGCGAGCGTCGGGCGCCGCGCTCAGGGGTGGAATCGCGCGAGCGGCGACGCAAACTCGCTCATCGGCGCGGCGCAATCCCGACTGCGCACCTCGGCCCGCGACCTCGTGCGCAACAACGGCTACGCAGAGAGCGCCCTCACGACGATCTGCGACCACGTCGTAGGCTGGGGCATCGTCGCCAAGCCGTCGAAGGGTATCTCGCGCAAGGCCGCCGCGGCCTGGAAGGCGTGGGCCGACTCGACGGACTGCGACTCCGACGGACGCGAGAACTTCTACGGGCTGCAGCACCTCGTGATGCGCACCGTCGTCGAGTCGGGCGAGTGCCTCGTGCGGCGGCGATACCGTCTCCCGAGCGACGGGCTGCCAATCCCAATGCAGCTACAGATCCTCGAGCCGGACTACATCGACTCGACGAAGATCGGCGCCTTCGAGATAAAGAACGGCGCGGGCGAGGTCGTCGGCTTCACGCGCATCATCAACGGCATCGAAATCGACATGCTCGGGCGCCGCGTCGCGTATTGGCTGTTTCGGGATCACCCCGGCAGCGATCAGAACTTCGGCGGGGCGACGTCGTACCGCGTGCCGGCCGAGTCCATCGCGCACGTGTATCGCCGCGATCGCCCCGGGCAGCTCCGCGGGGCGTCGTGGTTCGCGCCGGTGCTGCTGAAGTTCCGCGACTTCGACGAGTTCGAGGACGCGACGTTGCTGAAGCAAAAGATCGCAGCGTGCCTCGCCGTGCTCACGACCGACGTCGACGGCACCGCAGCCGAGCTCGGAACGATCCAGGACGAGACGGCGTCGCCGCAGATCGACATGATCGAGCCGGGCACCGTGCTCAACGTGGCACCTGGACGTGACGTTACGGTGATTCAGCCCCCGAGCGTCCGCGACCACCCCGACTACACGGCGGTAACGCTGCGCGGGATCGCGACGGGCATCGGCGTCTCGTACGAGGATCTCACCGGCGACTACTCGAAGGTCAACTTTTCGTCGGCGCGCATGGCGCGGCTCCGGCACTGGGCGCGCGTCGAAAATTGGCGTTGGAGGACTTTTATTCCGCAGTTCTGCGATGTGACATGGCGCTGGGCAATGCAGGCCGCGCAGGCCGGCGTTACCGGCGTCGGCGAGGTAATGAGCGCCTCGGCGTCGTGGACGCCCCCGCCGATGCCGATGATCGACCCCGCGAACGAGGGCCTCGCCTACACGCGCAACGTCCGCGCCGGCATCATGTCGCTGAGCGAGGCGCTGCGCGAGCGCGGCTACGATCCGCGCGAGGTGCTCGAGGAGATCGCCGCTGACAACGAGCTGCTCGACGAGCTCGAGCTCGTGCTCGACAGCGACGCGCGCATGACGACGCAGGCGGGCAACCCGCGCGCGACCGCAGCGACGACGCCCGGGCAGCCCGCTGCGGCCGACAACGCCGACGGCACGCCCTCGACGCCTGCGACGGAGACGCCGACCTCGAAGGCGAAGGGCAAGAGCAAGGGCGCGACGGCGAATTAGCGAGAGGGCGATACCTTATGAGTCGAAGATTCGAACGAGAGCAACGCGAGCGCGAGCAGCGCGAAGCCGCAGCGCGCGGCCGTGGCGGCGTGTCGGATCGCATGATCTCGCCGACGGCGATGCCGGCGTCGCTCGAGGCGGCGACGCTCGCTCCGTCGCGCGACGTCGTCGTGGCGCCGGTGCCCGTCGACGCGGCGAATCCCCCCGCCGAGCTCGAGGAGCCCGACGATACCGCCGACGAGATCGCCGCCGAGCCCTCGAAGGCGCCCGAGGCCCCCGCGATCGACCCCGCGTCGCCCGACTCTCTTCGTCGCATCGCCAACGCCGAGGCACTGCAGCCCCCGCGCGAGGGGCACTGGCCGCTCCTCTGGCGCCAAGGTCGCGACGCGGCGATCCGAGCATTCCGCGAAGGGCGCCGCAATCGTCCGACGCAGCCCCCGAAGCTAGGCTGCCGCCAATGCTGGCGCGCAGGCCGAGACGCGGCATTGGCAATCCTTGATCCCGAGGGCCGTCTGCGATGAGATCCCCCGTTAATCCGCGCGCAAAAGCTCCGACCGAGCACACCGAGCAGGAAGCCGCGCGCAATAACGGCGAAGTGCGTACCCTCTATCCGCTGACGAAGCGCGAAATCGAGGTGTTCCGGTTCCTGCTGCGCTGTGCCGACGTCGGCATCGAGCCGTCGTTGCGCGACGTCGCGCGTCGCACCGGTGGATGCTGGCAGCGCGTGCACCAAATCGTCCAGCGCTTGCACCGTAAAGGTTGGCTCCGATCGCCCTCGACTGGCGGCATTTACTGCGGTCACTTGCCAGCGGCACCCCGCGATCCTGAATAGTCGCGTCAACTAGATCGTATTAGGCGCTCGCCGGGCATCATCGCCCGGTAATGGCGAAATCTCGAAGACGTTCCGGTCAATCGCTCCTAGGGCCAGCGCCGACGCGAACGCCTTCGACGTCGCCCGCGCCCCTCGTCCCGCGCCGTACCGTCATGCTCACGCCCCTCTCGCTCGAGGCGCGCATCGCAGTCTCCGGCGCTAGCTTCGACGAAGCCTCGCGCGAGGTCGACATCGTATGGTCGACCGGCTCCGACGTCGAGCGCTACGACTGGAACACCGATCGCCGCTACATCGAGCGGCTGTCGATGGATCCGGCGCACATCCGGATCGAGCGCCTCAACGCCGGGGGCCCGCTGCTCGACTCACACAGCGCGTGGAGCGTCTCGGACATCCTCGGCGCCGTCGTCCCCGGCTCGGTCGCCATCTCGAAGGGCGAGGCGCGGGCCCGCGTGAAGTTCTCGAGCCGCGACGAGGTCGCCGGCATCATCCGCGACGTGCGCGACGGGATCGTGCGTTCGGTCTCCGTCGGGTACCGCGTGCACCAGTACGAAGAGACCACGCCCAAGGGCAACAAGTTGCCGATCCGTCTCGCGACCGATTGGGAACCTTTCGAGGTCTCCATGGTCCCGATCCCCGCCGATGCGGCAGCCGCGACACGCGGCGCTCGCCCCGTCGACACCAATCAATGCGAAATCGTGACGCGCACGAGCTCGGCCGCCACTTCGGCGCCGTCGCCGTCGCATAAGGAGAAGGAAGCCATGAAGCCGAAGATGACGACGCCGAACGCCGACGCGACCCGCGCCACCGACAACCCCGCCGACGAGGCGCACCTCGACGACGCTCGCCTCGGCGAGCTCGAGGGCGAGGGCGACGGCGACGACTCTCCGGAGTTCCTCGCCGAGGATCCCGTCTCCGCGATCGCTCGGGCCGAGACCCCGGTGCGCGCCGCGGCTCCGACGCCCGACGACGCGACGATCGCGACCTCGGCCGAGCGCGCCCGCGTGCAGGGAATTACGATGGCGTGCCGCGCGGCTCGCATGCCGCAGGCCGTGCTCGATCGGCTCATCGCCGACGGCGTGCCGCTCGTCGACGCCCAGGCCCGCGTCTTCACCGAGCTGCGCAAGCGCGGCGGCGACCTCGCCGGTCCGCAGCCGAACGACGCGCGTCGTCCGGAAATCACGATGGGCGACGATCCCCTCGTGCACGCGCGCAGCGGCATCTCGAACGCGATCCTGCACCGCGTGGCCCCGGGCTTCTTCAAGCTCGAGGACAACGGGCGCCGGTACCGCGGCATGACGCTCATCGACGTCGCCCGCGCGTACCTCAACTCGAAGGGCATCCGAACGTCCGGCATGTCGCGCATGGAGATCGCGGGCGTCGCCCTCGGCCTCGACTCGCGCGGCGGCATGCACACGACGAGCGACTATGCGAACCTGCTCGCCGACGTCGCCAACAAGACGTTGCGCGCCGCGTACGAGGCCGCGCCGCAGACGTTCACCACGATCGGTCGACGCGTGACGCTGACCGACTTCAAGCCGGTCAAGCGGCTGTCGCTGGGCGAGGCTCCGGCGCTGCTCGAGGTGCTCGAGCACGGCGAGTTCAAGTCCGGCACGATCGGCGAGGGCAAGGAACAGTTCCAGCTCGCCACGTACGGCCGCAAATTCGCGATCACGCGCAAGGCGCTCGTCAACGACGACACCGACGCATTCTCGCGCGTGCCGATGCTGTTCGGCCGGTCGGCCCGCAACCTCGAGAGCGACCTCGTGTGGCAGCAGATCACCGCGAACGCCGCGATGGGCGACGGCGTCGTGCTGTTCCACGCGGACCACGGCAACCTCTCCGGCACGAGCGACGCCATCGCCGTCGCGTCGATCGGCGCCGGCCGCACCGCGCTACGCAAGCAGACAGGTCTCGACGCGGCGACGTATCTCAACCTCAGCGCGCGATACCTCATCGTGCCGCCTGAGAAGGAGACCATCGCCGATCAGTTCGTCTCGACGGCGCTGCTCGCCACGCAGAGCTCGAACGTCAACCCGTTCGCGGGCCGGCTCGAGGTGATCTCCGAGCCGCGACTCTCGGGCAACTCGACGACGGCGTGGTACCTGGCGTGCGACCCCGCGCAGATCGACATGATCGAGTACGGCTTCCTCGAAGGCGAAGAGGGTCCCATGGTCGAGTCGCGCGTCGGCTTCGACGTCGACGGTCTCGAGATCAAGTGTCGCGAGGACTTCGCGGCGAAGGTGATCGACCACCGCGGCTTCTACAAGAACGCGGGCGCGTAACGCTGGTCGAATGCGTCGGCGCCGGGCCTCATCGCTCAGCGCCGACGCCTTCGATCTCTTCGATCTCGCTCTCGCGATCTCGATCTCGATTTTCGAAGGCAAAGGAGCACCGTCATGGATACCTTCGTACAGCCCGGCGAAACCCTGGCGTTCACGGCGCCCACGGGCGGCGTTACGTCGGGGCAACCGTACCTCATCGGCACGCTGGTCGCGATCGCGATGGAAGACGCGGCCGAAGCAGCGTCGTTCTCGGCTCAGGTCGAGGGCGTCTACCTCGGCACGAAGGTCGCGACCGAGGCGTGGACCGAGGGCCTCAAGGTCTACTGGGACGACGCCGCGCGCAAGTTCACGAGTGCCGCGGGATCGTCGCCCGCGAATACGCTCGTGGGCGTCGCCGTCGCGGCGATCGCCGACGCGATCACGATGGCGTCGAGCGCCGACCCGAGCGACCTCGACGTCACGGAGAACGTTCTCACCGTGATCGACCGCACGGGCCTCGACGACAAGACGATCACGATCACGATCGCGCGCGACTACCTCGCGCCCCTCGTGTACGTCATCACCGAAGGCGTCGACTTCACGCAGGCGACGTCGGAGGCCGCGACGGCCACGGCGATCGCGGCGGCGATCTCGGCGCTCCGAGGCGTGACGGCAGTGGCGTCGACGGTCGCGGGGTCGCCTCCGTCGGAAATCGTCACCGTGACATCGGACGCTCCGGTCAAGGGGCGCATTCTGCTCGACGGAGCGACGCGCTAAGCGTCGAACGTCGCGGCAAGGGGATATCGCGGGGGCCTCGAGCTCTCGCCTTTGAGAAGGAGCTGCAGTCATGGCAACCAATTACGTCGAGGCCGGCGAAGTCCTCCCGCTGACCGCACCGTCGGGCGGCGTGGTCAAGGGCACGCCCTACAAGATCGGCTCGCTCATCGTGATCGCGCTATTCAGCGCGGCGCAGACCGAGTCGTTCAGCGCGCTGACGAAGGGCGTCGCGACGGTCCCGAAGGCGACCGGTCAGACGTGGTCCGAGGGCGCGAAGCTCTACTGGGACGACTCGGCCAAGAAGTTCACGACGACGAGCTCTTCGAACACGTTGGCGGGCGTCGCCACCGTGGCCGCGGGCTCGAGCGACACGACCGGCAAAATCCGTCTCGACGGGGTGGCCCGCTAGTCCGCGGGAAATGGGCGCCGGTGCACCTATGAGCGTTCCAAAGCTCTGGCCCGGCGCTGTCGTCGTTTGCATTGGTTGCGGTCCGAGTCTCGCCCCCGCCGACGTCGAGCAAGTTCGGCGGGCGCGCGAGCTCGGCGAGGGGCACATCCGAGTGATTGCAATCAATGCCGCGGTGCGCCTTGCGCCGTGGGCCGACGCGCGATACGCGCACCACGCCGACGACTGGTGCCGGCCCGAGGATCGTGAGCTGCTCGCGGCGTTCCGAGGGTTGCGGTATTGCGCCGAGGATCGCGGGGCGCTCTACGGTGCCGAAGTCCTCGCGATGTCCGGCGCGACCGGCCTCGAGCTCGAGAACCGCGGGGCCGTGCGCCACGGTAAGAACTCCGGCTATCAGGCGATCAACGTCGCCGTGCATCTCGGGGCGCGGCGTATCGTGCTGCTCGGCTACGATCTCCAGCGCGAGCCGGCAACCCGCGCCCTGCACTTCTACGCGTGCGGGCGCCCACTCGACGACACGCCCGACTTCAAGCGCTGGAGCGCCTTGTTCGCGACGCTCGTGGCGCCGCTCGCTGAGATCGACGTCGACGTCTTCAACGCGTCCCGCGCGACGACGCTCACGACGTTCCCGCGGATCGCTCTCGAGGACGCTCTTGCAGCGGCGATCGGCGAAGCGTGCCTAGCGAAGGCGATGCGCGCGCCGTGGGCGCCGGGCGCGCCGGCTCTTCGAGGTGATTGGCGATGAGCACTCCTTCGTTCGACCTCGGGCAAGTGATCCGCGACGTCGTCGCCAACGTCAACGAGCTCACCGCGACGTTTCAGTGCAGCGTCGAGCATTGGGCATGGCAGGGGCTGCTCGACGACGACTCGCCGGACTTCGGATCGGCGCCGATCGTGCGACAGGCGATCGTCGAGGCGTCGCCCTCGAACATGGGCGCGGCCTCGGGCGACGTCGTCGACTATCGTCATCACATCGTGTTCCTCACGCCGATCGAGCCGCACGGGGCGTCGGGGCGCACCGAGCCGATCGACGCGCGCGACAAGTTCGTGCTGCCCGACGGCTCGAGCGGTCCGATCGTGCGCATCAACGGGCCCGTCGACGAAACGACGCGCGGGCGTTACGTAACCGAGGTGTGGCTCGGCGCTGGGAGCTCGCGATGATCGGGGGCGATCGATGATCTCGATGTTCACGCCGATCAAATCGCTACTGCTCGAAGACGCCGTCGTCGCTTCGATGGTCACTGGTGCCGCGGGCGTGCGCATTCACTCCGACGTGATCCCGCAGCGCGGCTCGGTCGACAGCGTTCTCGAGATCGCGGGCCCTACGCTCGTCGTGCAAACGATGCTCGTGTTTTCGGGGCGCAGCTCAGAGGGCCGCACCGGCATCGAAGTGCATCGGCTGCAGCTCGACGCGTACGCCTCGTCGCGCGAGCTCGCCGACAATCTCCTCGACGCGGCGACGCTCGTACTGTGCCCGGATCCGCGATATTCGAAATTCTCGTTTCGCCGCGTCGTCAACGGCGTCGAGATCCAAGCCGTGCGCGAGGATCCAACGCCGGGCGCTCCGACGTACGAGCGCGATACTCGCCTCTATCGCCGCTCTCTCGACTTCAAAGTAACCGCCGCGCGAGCGGCTTAAGGAGGGTCATTCCATGTCGCTCAAAGCATCCGTTACCGCCGCTCTCAGCGCCACTCGCACGACGACACCCGCGGTCGGCAGCTCGGATTTCAAACTCGACGCCGCGTGGTCGAAAGTCCTCACCGACGGCACCGGGCTCAATCAGGCGACGAAGGTGTTCGTCGCCAATCCGACGCTCGCCGGCTCGGGCGCGGTGACGTACGACCTCGATTCCGGCTCGCTCGCCGATCCGTCGGGCGTGTCGTCGGGCGTCGTGGCGGCGTTCGCGCGCATCGTGGTGCTCGCGGTGCGTCGCGTGACGACTCCGGCCTCGTCGACGCAGGACGAGATCGTCGCTCTCGAGGGCGACTTCATCACGTCGAAGTTGCTCGCGTCGCGCGACTCGGGTGGCGCCGACGCTCTCGCCTACGTGCCGATCCGGCCGGGCGGGATGTTCATTTTCGTCGCGCCGGATGCGACGGGCGTGCCCGTCACGGCGACGACCGGCGACGCGATCACGTTGACGAACCTGTCGAGCGCCGACTCCGTCGAGCTCGAGGTCGTCATCATCGGCAGCTAGTTCGAGGGCAACGGCAACGCGGCGGCGACGAACATCGCATGACGCCGCAGCCCCCTCATTACGCGGTTTGAAAAGGAGACAGGCCAATGCCCTCGACTCTGGCAAAACACACACTCGGCACGAAGATCTACGTCGCCGACCCGAACAACGTCGGCTCGTTCATCCAGGCAAACGAATGCATCGGGCTCGCGGCGCTCGGGCAGACGTTGCCCCTCGTGAAAACGACATTCTCCGATGCGACGTCGGAGACCTACATCGCGGGGCGCCCCGACGGCGACGAGCAGACCTGGCGCTTCAACCACATCGAAGGCGACGCCGGACAGGCGGCGATCCGCGCCTACACGCTGGCGCGCGAAAACTTCGACGTGCGAGTGTACGTCCCGAGCTCGCCCGCGAAGTATTTCGGCTTCGAAGTGACTCCGCTGCGCGCCGCGGTCGATCCGTCGAACATCGACGGGCAGCAGACGCTCGAGTTCAAGTGCAAGGTGACGGGCGACATCGATCCGGACTCGAGTCTCTAACGACGACGACGACGTCGACGCCATCGACGACGACGTTCCGCGAAGGGCAAAGGTCGCCGTACAATGTCGGGGGCGCCCGCGCGATAATGCCGGGCGCCAATTAACTTCGACCAGCGTCGGTGCAAAACGCTTCTCGTTAATGGAGGGCCTCTCGCATGGCAACAGTCAAGATCTTGATCGACGGTCGCGAGTTCGATGTCGACGAAGACGGCATCGCCGAGCTCGGCAAGCTGCGCGTAAAGCGCGACTATCACGGCGCCGAGATCTCGTCGGCATACGGCGACGTCGCCGTCGAGCTCGAGCTCAACGGGCAGCCGAAAACCTTCACGCTGCGCGTTGGCGCGCGCGAGTGGCAGGCCGCAGAGGAGGCGTTCAAGCCTCTGAAGGGCGTGCCGGCAATCACGCGACATTTCAACTCCAGCGAGACCGCGCTGATTCAGTTCTACAAGATCGCGCTCTCGCGGCACCACGCGGCGCTCAAGATCAGCGAGATCCAGGATCTCATTGACTATCGGCCGACCGACGGTCGCGCGACGCTGCAGGACGCCCTCGAGCGGGCGCTCGCGTTCTCGAAGCCGGCGATCTTCAGCGACGAGGTGATCGACCCAAAAGCAAAAGCCGCCGTGATGGCGGCATTTTTGGCAATCGAAGCCGTGGGCCCGGCGACGCAGACTTCGGAGCTCCCGGCGACGACGCCGGCATAGAGTACATACTGCGCGCCGCGCTGCGCGCCGGCATGACGCTCGAGACGTTCTGGAACGTAACGCTTCGCGAGGTGTTCATGGTGATTCAGGCGGAAGGTTGGCGCCGCACCGAGCGAGAGCGGCACGAGATGCGCGTCGCGTGGCATACGGCGCGGCTTGCGGGGGCAGCGTTCTCGCAGGCGGGCATGGAGCCGCTGTCGAAGCTCGTACCGCCGACCTACGCCGAGGAGCTCGCCGAGCGCGACGCCCCGCCGATGACGGTCGCCGACGAGGTGAGCTATTGGCAGGCGCTCGCGATCCAGCATCGGCCGCGCGCGCTGCCGCCGCCTTCGCCTTCGAAGACGACGACGAGCTCGAAGCGGAGGGCCGCGTGATCCTGCGCGCGATCGTGCGGCTCATTCGCAAGGTGCGGCGAGCGATGGCGACTCGCCGCGACGAGGCTCGAGGGCGATACCGCGACAGCGCCCTCGCTCTCGAGCAGCGTGGGCGTGGGCGTCGGCGTCAGTATCGTCTCGCCCTGCGCGGCGACGCCCTCGTGTATCGCCAGTGCTCGCGGTATCGAGGTCGCCGTCGACGTGATCGCTCGGGGCGCGCAGTGGAGGCGCCGACCTCATGATCGGGCTAACCTCGAAGGTCTCCGGCCTCGACTCGGCGCTGGGCGCCCTCGACTCGCTCGTCGCCCAGTTCGAGGACGTTCAGACGATGAATAGAGTCGCGATGGAAGCCGCGGGCCCGCTCGCCGATGCTGCGCGCGAGATCATCCACAAGAAAACCGGGCGCACCGCGGCGCAGATCGCCATCGTCGACGACCAGGCCGCATCTCCCGGAACGTTCCGAGTGTTCGTGCTCGTGAAGGGCAATCGCGCGTTCATCGGGGCGCTGCTCGAGGGCGAGTTCGGATCGTCGAAGCGCAAGGCGTATCCGTGGCTGCGCCCCGCGAACGATCGCGAGGGCGGCGAGCGCCTCATGTCGAGATTCGCGACGATCCTGAGCGGGCGACTCGCGTCGCTGCGACGCAGCGGCTAGGCGACGGCGACGACGATGGCGACGACGATGGTGCACTACGAAAGGCACTGAGCGATGGGCGACCTTACGATCGGCGGCGTAAAGCTCGAGATCGGCGGCGACATCAAGTCGCTGCAGGCCGCGGTGCGCGATGGAAAGGTCTCCGTCGAAGACCTCGGGCGCTTTCTCGAGACGCGCCTCGACAAGGCGTCGACCAGCGCCGAGCGCTCGGTTAACAATCTCGTAAAGTCGCTCACCGGCGTCAAGCCGACGTCGCAGCTCGACCAGCTCGCCGTTGCCCTCGAGAAAATCGGCGGGGTCGAAAAACTCACGTCGATCCAGACCGAGAACCTCGCCAACAAAATCAAGATGCTGCAGGCCGCGGGCGGGACAGTCCCCGCCTCTCTGCAGGGCGTCATCGCCAGCGTCGGCAATCTCAACTCCGCGCTCGGCAAGGCGGGCAGCGCCATCGAGGGCCAAATGGGCGCCGGCCTCCAAGGGCTCGCCGGGCAGCTCGGGCCGCTCGGTGGCGTGCTCGCGGCCATCGGCCCGGCCGGGCTCACCGCAGCCGCGGGCATCGGCGCCGTCGCCGTCGCGGGTGCCGGCGTCGCAAAGGTGCTGCTCGACTCGGCCGACGCCGCGATGACGTACGCGGATCACTTCGCCGACCTCAACGTCGCGACCGACATCGGGACCGACGCGCTTCAAGACTTCGCGTTCTCGGCCGCGCTGGGCTCGGGCAGCGTCGAGACGATTACCGCCGCGCTTTTCAAAATGGAAAAAGCGATGGCGAAGTCCCCGACGCTCTTCACCGATCTCGGGCTGTCGATGTCGCAGCTCAGATCGATGAAACCCGAAGAGCAGCTCATCGCCGTCGGCGACGCGATCGAGCAAATCTCCAACAAGGTCGACCGCGACAACGCGGCGCTCGAGATCTTTGGGCGCAAGTGGGGCGACGTGCGCGTCGTGCTGCAGGGGCTGCGCGACGGCGCGGGTGAATCTCTCGATGCGATCGGCGCAAAGATCGACTCGGAGATGATCGTCAAGCTATCGGCGCTCGACGACAAGACGAAGACTCTACATGCCGCGTGGGACGGGCTGTGGCGCAACGTCGGGGCCTCGGTCGCCACGATGCCCGGCGTCGCCAAAGGCATCGACGACATTACCGCCGCGATCGGGCGCCTCTCGAAGAACGTCCAAACTCAAGGCCCCGGAGCGATCCTCGATCCGTTCCTGAACGCGATCACGTTCGGCGGATTCGGCGCCGGCCTCGAGAACATGGCGAACCCGCAGGGCGCCTCGGCTGCCGACATCGAGCGCATCCGGCTCGCCAACGAAACCGCACGCATGCAGGCAACGCCGGGCTACGGCGTCGTAAAGCCTAAGCTCGCGTCGACGGCGCCGTCGGTGCGCAACTCGCCGACATATCGATCGGCCGCGGACCGCAAGGACGAGACCGATGCGGCGCGCGTGCAGAACGAGGTCGACGAGCAGTCGATCCGGATCACGCAGGAGCTCGCCGTCGCGCAGGCGTCGCTCGGCGTAGGACTCGACGCCGAGATCGCGAAGATCAACGCGAACACCGCGGCGAAGATCGCCTCGAACAACAACGACTCGAAGTACAACAAGCAACAGAAAGCCGAGCTCAACGAGGGCGCGAAGGCGCTCGGCGACATGCAGATCGCCGTAGCCAAGGAAGCCGCAGAACGCAAACTCGCGGCCGTCGCAACTGCGATGTACTCCGACGCGCAGAAGATCGCCAACGCCGCGATCGAAGCCGGCATGACGCCCCTCGAGCGCAAGTTGGGCGCCATCGAAGCGACGCGCGTCGCCCAAGTCGACGAAACAAACTCGCTGTATCTCCGCACGAAAGCCGAGCAAGGCGACTCCGAGGCGCTCGACCGCGCGTACTCCGCGAAGATCAAGGCGATCAACGCCAGCGCTGCGGGCGCGAAGGCCGCAGCCGAAGAAGCCGACGAGCTCTCGAAGCTCGCCAACGCCACCGACACGGCAGCCGCAGCCAACAAGGCGCGCGACACCATGTCGAAGCTCTTCATCGAGTCCGAAAAGCACCGCGTCGAGGAGCTCGTCGCCACGTGGGAAAACCTCGGCGACGTGCTCGGCGGGCTCGGCGATCTCTTCGAGGCGCTCGGCGGACGGGCTGACTCGACGATCGGCGGCATGCTGTCGTCGGCGAACCAAGCGACCGACATCATCGCGCGCACTCAGAAGCAAGGCTACCTCTCGTTCGGCGACATGCTCGGCGGGGCGTCGTCGATCGCCAAGTCGAAAAACCCGCTCGCAGGTGCGCTCGAGGGCGGCATGGTCGGCGCTCAGTTCGGCCCGCAGGGCGCGGTGATCGGCGCAGGTATCGGGGCGCTGCTCGGCTTCGCCGGAAAGGCCGTCAAGACCGAGTCGCAGAAGATCGCCGCGGACGTCGGCCGCGACTTCGGCGTAACGATCTCCGACGAGCTCGCGAAGTCCATCGAAAAGTCCGGCAAGGGGCGCTTCGACGGCGCGCTGATGCACCTGCGCGAGATCATGGACACCGCGGGAGGCGTCGGAAAGTTCGGCGCCGGCAAAGCCGCCGACGCCCTGCACGACGTGTTCAGCGCCGTGGATCGCGGCACGATGTCGCTCGAGGAAGCGTCGAGCGTCTTCGACGAAACGTTCGGCGATATCGCCGCGGCGAACATCTCGAAAACGACGGGCATCGCAACCGACAAGCTGCGCGAGCTCGTGAACGTCGCGAAGGACTTCGGGATCCAGTCCGAGCCGCTGCGCGAGTTCTTGAAGGGGCAAGCGTCGGCGTCGATCGGCGGCATCGGCGCCGGTCTCGCCGCGATGAAGACGACGCGCGAGAAAGCCGCCGACGACGCGGCGCGCGTCGCCGAGCGCCAAGCGCGCAACCGCGCCCTCGAGCAGGGCATGTCGCAGGAGGACGCCGACCGCATCGGGCGCGAAGCCGGCGCCAAAGCCGGGCGCAACTCGACCGCGGGCAAGCTCGTGAATCAGGGCGCGGCGACGGGCATCTCGGCCGGTCTCGCGGGCGACTTCGGCCAGCTCGTCGCGGGCGGCATGTCGGCCGTCGACGCCGCCAAGCAAATCGCTCCCGCCGTCGCGGCGATGCGCGAGGAGCTCAAGGCCGCGGGGCTCGAGGGCTCGTCGGCGTTCAATGAGCTCGCTGGCATCATCGACATCGTTACCGGCGAAGTATCCGGCCCGCTCGTCGAGGGCATCGCGGGATTTACAACGGGCATGGTCGGGCTCTACAACACCGGGCAGCTCACGTCGGAGATGTTCACCGGCATGACCGCGCAGATCGGCGCCAACATCGACGCGCTAGCCGCGCAGGGCATCGAGGGCCCCGCGGCGATCGCAGTCATGCAGCCACAGCTACAGGCGATCTGGGAGCTGCACCAGAAGACCGGATTCGCGATCGACGAGTCGACGCAGAAGCTCATCGACCAAGCCGTCGAGGCGGGCGCCGTCGGCGAGGCGCACAAATCCGCTGCCGAGCGCACCGCGGACTCGATGGGGCTCGTCGTCGACGTGCTCAAGCTGGTCGCCGAGCAGCTAGGCGTAACGAAAGAAAAGCTCGATGCGCTGGGCGACAAGACCGTCAACGTCGACGTCAACGTGCGGCAGCACGGCGAGCTGCCCGGAGGCGCCGACGTCTCGGGCTCGGGCGGATCCGACTCGATGAACAGCGACACCGGCGGCGACGTGCCTCAATACGCCATGGGCACGGGCGGGATCGTCAACTTCGGGTCCGAGACCATCGCCGCGCTGCACGGCTGGGAAGGCGTCTACACCGCGTCGCAGATCGACGCCATGCAGTCGTCGACGTTCGCGGCGGGCGCCTCGGCCGGCATGCAGTGGGGCGCGCAGCGCGGGGTCGACCTCGCGCCGGTCGTCGGGGCGATCGCCGGCCTCAACTCGAAGCTCGATCGCCTCGGCACGCGCATCGTCGACGGGACGCGCGACGCCGTGCTCGCGATGCCGCAGCGCTGACGACGATGAGGATCGCTCGATGACATTCGCCAATCCCGACGCTCGCGAGATCGACCAGCGCCCCGAGCCGCAGATCTTCGCGCCCCGACGCCTGCGCCCCACTGCCTACCGCGACCTCCAGTGGCGAATCCGCATGGCGCTAGGGCCCGACGCCGACGCCACCAACTTCGACACCTACGACGACGTCTCCGTCGACGTCATCGACTCGTACGGCGTGCACTGGGATCGCGGCAACACGTCGTCCGGCCCGAACGATCGCCTTGCCGAAACCGGCCATCTCACGTTCACGTTGAACAACTCGGCCCGCAACTACGCGCGGCGCCTCGGGCACTACTCGCCCGCGCATCGCACCGCGCGGCGCTCCGGTTGGGACATCGGCGTTCCCGTGCTCCTCGAGATCGCCTACCAGGGCGAGTGGACCGTCGAGTGGGTCGGCCGCGTCGACGAGATCGACGTCGAGGGCGGGTTTCTCGACGGGCGCACCGTCTCCGTCTCCTGCAAGGACTGGATGGAAGAGGCCGCGCAGCACAAGATCCGCGGGCTCTCGATTCTCGACGGCGTGCGCGCCGACGAAGTGATCGCCGCGATCATCGCCGCCAACGCCATTCAGCCACCGGGCGGCACGATCCTCGATACCGGCTCCGATGTCTACCCGCTCGCGTTCGACGATATCCGCGACGGCGATACCACTGCCGTCACCGAGATCGCGAAGGCGCTGCGCTCCGGGCTCGACTACGGCTTCGTAACGCGCGGCGGGGCGTTCCGATACCAGAACCGTTACGCGCGCATCGGCTCGAACGAGAACCTCTTCGTGCTCGACGGCACAATGCAGAGCGTGCGCACCAAGCGCTCGCGCGGCGACATCGTGAACCACATCGACGTCACGGTGCATCCGCGCAGCGTCGACGCGTTCTTCAGCGTGCTGTGGTCCTCCGACTCGCACGACCTCGTCGCCGCGGGCGAGTCCATCGAGTACCGCGCGGACTTCATCGACCCGACGTCGCACGAGCGCGTTGGCGCGATCGACGTGCAGGATCTCGTGGCGAACCTCGACTACTCGATGTCGACGGCGCCGACCTCGTCGGGGTCGCCCGATACCCCGTTCACCGCGACGCCCGTCGCCGTCGGGCACTACAGCGAGATCTCGGGGTCGATCGCCGATCTCGCCGACAACGACAACACCACGGGCCTCACGCCAACGGCGGCGTTCCAATATACAACGGTGATCTTCACCGAGATCGCCACGCCCCCCGCCGCGCCCAACGCCACGATCACCGGCGTAAAGTTCGTCGTCGAGGTGCGTCACAACTCGTCGAACTCACACGTCAATTGGCACGTGCGCGTTCGCCTCAACGACATCGACTTCGACGACTTCGGCGACTCGACCGGCGAGGGGGCGAACGCCGGCCTCTACACGTTTACGAAGCTACTGCCGAAGGCGCCCGGTAACGTCGATTGGACCGTCGCGGCGTTCAACGCCGCTGAGTTCGGCTCGGCGTTCAACTGGTCGAGCGCTGCGCCCACGTGGGTCAAGGCGAGCGTCGTACTCGTCTACTCTTCGCAGGTCGACGACAACGACCGCACCGCGGACTTCACCGTGACGCTGCCAACGGTATCGGGGTCGTCCGCCGTGATCCGCTTCGTCAACAACGGCGACGAGGGCGCCTACGTCACGCACGCGCAGATCCGCGGGCGCGCGATCCGCCAGCTCGAGAACAAAACGACGACCGTCGTCGATCAACCCTCGATCGATCAGTTCGGCGAGACCGCGGCCTCCGTCGACATGTCGCTGCAGTCCAGCGTGAGCGCGGGCGCCGACGCCTGCGCGTACCTCCTCTCGCTCTACTCGCGCGCGATCGATCGCCCGGGCGCCGTGCAGTTCCTCGGCAACCTCAGCGCCGAGCACATGCGCGCCGCGCTGCGCCTCGAGATCGGCGACCGCGTCGGGCTGCGCGAGACCGTTACCGGGCTCAGCGCCACCGACGGCGACGGCAACCCCGTCGGTTACCACATCGTCGGCATGTCGGGCGAGCTGCAGCCCGGGCCGATCCTCGTGCGCACGTGGCAGCTCGCGCCGGCCGATCCGCTTCTGTACTTCCGCGTCGACATCGAAGGTCAAGACGAGGTCGACGGCGACGCCGTCGTCGGACCGCTGTAAGGGGCGCCCCGCAATGCCATCACCATCGCCGCAGGTATTCGTCAACGCCGAGAACGCCCAAGCGCTCAGCGAAGGGCTCGTCGTCCTCATGGAGGCGCTCGGGGCGCTCGCACGACTCGGCGCCGCGCTGCGCAACCCCGCGGGCGACGATCTTGCCGTGACGTGCGCGAGGCAAGCGGCGCACGTGGCGCGGGTGCTCGGGCTCAACGCCGACGGCAGTCCGCGAACGCGCCCCGACCGCGATGGCCGCGTCGTCGACGGCGTCGTTATCGATGCGTCGGGCTCGACCTCGGCGGGGCTCACGTCGACGACGGTCGGCGCCAACGCTGCCAACGCCCCCGAGCCCACGCCCGGCGTTATCTCGAACTCGAACTCGAAGGAGCACAAGCCATGAGCAATCGCCTATCCCGCATCTCGCGCCGCGCGCATCGCCGCATCCTGCACGGCATCGCCATCGGCACCGCAGCGTTCGTCGCGTTCGTCGGCCTCGGCTCGCTGCTCGGCACCGTATGGACAACCCCGCGCACGTGGTCGCACGGCGATCACGTCACGGAGTCGCGCCTCAATACCTACTTGCGCGACGACATGCTTTATCTCTTCGAAAACCAAGCCGCAGCGGCGGGTTTTTTTCGCGGGGTCGTGCTGCGTACTCACCCCGACGCCAATCAACGTACCTCGAAGGTCGTCCTTCAGCACGCCGACACGATCATCCTCAACGACGGCACCGGCGTCTCCGATTGGACGAACTTGATCGCCGACAAAACGCAGTCCGGCGCGGGCGGCGTCGATACCGGCTCGATAGTCGCGTCGTCGTGGAACGGCGTCTACGCGATCCGCAAGTCGTCCGACGGCACGCGCGGCCTCATGCTGCACCGTACGCCGTACTACTCTTTCGACGCCACGCAGCTCACGGTCGACTCTACCGTCGCACTCCGAGACGCTTCGTCGCGCACCAAAGTCGCGCAGGGCGTCAAGTTCACGGTCTCGCAGCCCGTCAACGTTATCCTGCTCAATCTTTCGAAGACGGGCACGCCCACCGGCAACATGTGGCTTACTCTCGAGAGCGACAGCGCCGGCTCGCCGTCCGGCGTCGTGCTCGCGACCTCGCACGTGATCGACGTCTCGAAGCTGCCTACGTTCGCCGCGGTCGTCGGCACGCACTTCATTTTTACGACGCCCTACACCGCAACGGCGACGACGCAGTACCACATAGTCGCGCAAGGCGACTTCACCGTCTCGGGCGCCAACTACGTTCGCATCGCAATCAAAAACTCCGACGTCTACGCGGGCGGTCAAATCAAAACCTTCGACGGCGCCTCGACGTGGACGGGCGCGACCTCCGACGCGTACTTCGGGGCGCTCGTCTCGACGGGCACCTTCGTCCCGACGATGCCCTCGGGCTACGACCAGTACTCGCTCATCGGCCACGTGTTCGCCGACGGTAGCTCGAACCTCGTGCCGTTCACGGCGTATGATCGCGTTGTAACGCCGCTCACGACGCAGACGCTCGTCTCCGGCGCAACTGCGACCACGGCGTCCGTCAACTATCTAACGCTCGACGCCGAGGGCGGCGTGCCCCCGTCGGTGCGCGTCAAACTCTGGGCGAACATCAACAATAACGCCTGCTCGGGCGGGTGCCTCAGCGCGATCGGTCCGATCTACGAAGGTTTCGGGATCTCCGGCACGGGCGCGCGCGAGGCGGGGGCCGCGGTCATGTCGACGTCGGCGTCGGCGAGGCAATCGGTCGGGCCCGTCGAGACGGACTACGGCGTCTTGTACTACTACCAGTCCACAGGGACGATGACTATGGTTATGGATTCTTGGGAGTGGTAACGCCGACGCTGCCGTCGCCGCTGACGCCGACGATGCCGGGGGCGCTGGCGTCGGCGGGCACTTCGCGGATCGCGAACGTCGTCGACCAGCACCCGCGAGTATCCGTGCAGAAGATCGGCTTCACCGTCGACAGCGATGGCGACGGCGCCCACGATGGCGGCACCGTCTGCGGCGTGATCCATGTCGGCATGCACGGCACGGACGTTGGATGCTCGATCGCGACGTCGACGACGCGCACTCGCACGACGCAGCCGCAGCCGTAGATCGCCAGCGCCAACGCCGTCGCCCGCGCTCCGAGCCTTCGCATAATCGTCATCGTCGTCGTCATTTCGATCTCTCCTTCGCCATCGACGCCGGCATCGCCGTCGGCGTCGACCGATATACGACCTCGAGCGAGCTCTCGCGCCCCACTCTCAAGTCCTTCCATCGTGGGGACGCCTTCCACAGCTCCGGATCATACGGCACCTCGTACCACGGCAGCCCGTCGGGCGCCGACGCCCACGCCCCTCGATACACGCCGATGCCCGCGGCCTCGCCCCTCGCATACGCCCGGTGCGCGTTGGCGTCGGGCCCCGCCATGCCTGCGCCGATCGCCGGACGCGCGGGCACCTCCGGCTCAGGACCGTCGGGCCCCATCACGCCGTCGACCTCGAGCAGCCATATCACGTAGAGAAACGCGATCGCGAACAGCACCGCGAGCACTATATCGAGGATCGAATGTTCGGGCGCCGGGCCATTTCGAAAACCGCCTTCGCCCCGGCTCATGCGCCCGGCTCCTCGATCGGCCCGCGCACCTCGAGCGCCCCGAGCTCGCGCCAATCTAGCATGACGTCGCTGAACATCATCGACCACGGGCACTCGCGGTCGCCCTCGACGATCGAGATCTCGAACCGATAGACGATCGTCCAAGCGTTGTGCCGATTGCGGATCCAGTACCAGCCGCGCGCGGTAGGCTCGGCGACGCCGTGCTCGTTGAGCGACGGCGAGGTCGAGGGCGAGCTCGAGCTCGAGGCGCTCATCGTGCGGGCCTCTCGACAATGAACGACGCCCAACGTCCTCGAGCGTCGACGGCGGTACCGTTCTCGACGGTCGGTACGAGCCCCGCGGCGAGCAGCGACGCGAGCTGCTCGAGCAACTCCTGCGCGCCCTGCACGTGCCCGTCGCGCATCGCCTCGAGCATCTCGACGAGCACCGCGTCGGCCTCGCGTCGGTGCATCTTCTGTACCTCGAGCAGCTCCTCGACGATGGCGTCGTGCGTTGGCGTGGTCGACGGCGGGGGCGTTGGCGTCGGCGCTGGCCTCTCCTTCGCCCGCTCGCGCTCGGGCGCCGGCACGTACTGCTCGAGCAGCTCCTCGACCGACAACTCGCTCTCGCCGATCCCCGCGCGATTCCCCTCGACGACCTCCTCAGCGCTCGCATCAACCATCGACGACGTGCCGCGCTCCTCGACGCGCTTCATGCGCTCGGCGATGTCGCGCTCAGCGTCGCCGCAGTACCTAGCCCGCAAGTACTGCATGAACTCGCGGCGCGGCATGAAGTGCGTGCGCGGTGCGTCGCACGCGCTTGACCACTCGCAATACAGCCCGCCCAGCTTAACGATGATCCCGCCCATGGCTCGCATTACCTCCAATCACTTTCTCTGATTCGCGCGCAGCCCGCAGCGAGCCCCGCGCGCAAGTACGACGTCTCGCGGGCGCTGTATCCGCGATCCGCGCTTTGACCGTTCTCGGGCGTCTCGTATGGGAACATCACGTCGTCGGCGAACTTCGAGTGCTCGCCGATCAACACATGCCCGAGCTCGTGCAGGATCGCCCAGTGATTCGTCGAGGTCGGCGATCCCAGCGTCACCGCGCCCTCGCACGGACCCGACGGGATCGTATACGCGATAATCCCGTCGACCCCGCGCCGCGCGTTCTCAGCGTCGATCGCGTTGTCGTTGACGCTCACCTTGATCAACGGGCGCCCTACCTGCTGCCGGCGCACCTGCAGCGCCCCGCCCGCCGCGCGCTCCGCGTCGTCGATCGCGGCGTTGATCGCCGCCTCGCTGACGTTGCGATCCCACTGCACATAGACGATGACCGGCGCGCCACGCTCGCCGATCGAGCCCTGCCCGGGCACCGGCGACGCGTCGACCGGCGACAACCTCGACGGCGAGCAGGCGCCCGACAACACGGCACCCGCGATCACGACGGCGACGGCGACGGCATTCGCGCTCTTCGATCCGCTCACTTGCTCCGCTCCTTCTGCTCAGCGGCGCGCATCGCTGCCATCGCCGCGGCGTATTCCGGGAACTCCTTCTCAATGCACGCCGGGTGCCCACCGTGACTCACGCACGGATTCGCGGATCCGTACTCCTTCACCGCGATGAGGTCGCCGCAGTACGAGCACAGCGAGAACATTGGCCGCGCGCTCGAGCTGCGCGCGATGTGCCGCAGGGCGAAGTCGATGATCCCGACGCCTTGCGCTGAGCGCCCTCGCCCGCGCGGGATCGCGTCGTTACCGTTCGCGAGGATCCAGTCCGCGCGCCCCTGCAGCGTCGCGAACCGCCCGACGCTCGGGAGGTCCGCGATGAAGCTCGCGACCCGCAGCGCCAACGCGTGCGCCGAATCGATCTTCGTCTCGCCCGTCGCCGTCTGCGTCGCCTTCGCCGCGTCGTTCGCGCTCTTCATGTTCTTGAATATAGGTGATTGCCAATCACCTGTCAATGCCTAAATGAGGTCTTGCCAGTGGCAATCTTTCCCGAGGATTGGCAATCACACAGAATCTTTGATCGGCCTATTGACTTGCCAGTGGCAAGCGCCTATCTTTGGGGCATGAAGAACGAAGCGACGCCGACGACGGGCAAGACGAGCAAGGGTTTCGAGATCGCCGCGCGGCACCCGATGGCGCACGTCGGGGGCTACTACCGCTTCACGACGATCGTCTCGGCCTCGGTCACTAACGTCCACGTCGACGAGTACGTGCCGGCGATCGGGCAATGGCTCTACCTCGGCACGCTGGTCGGGGGGCGCTAATGCCCCTCGAGCTGACGTTCTACACCGCGGCCACCGCGCCGCATCTCCCGGTCCCCGAGCTCAGCGACGGCAAGGGTCGCCATCGCCGCACGCACAACTTCGATACCTGCGCCCAGTGCCGCGCGCACGCCGCGACCCCCACCGACCCCAAAACCGCGCCCTGCTACTTCGCCGTGTGCGCCGCGTGCAACTGGTCGCGCGCCGACGTCGCTCGCCTCCGTGCCGCGAAGCGTCGCCGCATCAACGTGGAGCTCCGGCGCAAGTCTCCCGCCCCGCTCGCCCCGCCCGTCGACTTCGCGCCGCTGTTCCCCCGCGGCTTCGACCCGCACGCCGTGATCCTCCCGCGCATCGCCCTCTCGAACGGCTTCGACGGCGTCGACATTCTCGAGGCCGGCGTCGCGCGCCGCTACCTCGAGTCGATCGGCGCCTCGCTCCCGAAGGGCGCCTCGTGGGGCACGTGGGCGTGTGGATGCGAGACGCGCGAGGGCGGCGAGCTCGTGAAGTCCTGCGCTCGGCATCGTCGGGCGTTCTTCGATAACGCTGAGGAGGTCGCCTGATGAAACGGTTTGCTTACGGCATCGCCCACGCCAACGGCTATGATGGGAACTTCCTTCATTGGTCCGCCTACGTGTTCCCGCTGGACGTGCCCGAAAACACTCCGCTCCCGACGCCGGACGCGTCGACGTGCGGGCACGCGCACAAGACGCCCCGCGCGGCTAGAGCCTGCGGCGTTCGGCTCGTGCGCACGCGAACGCAAGAGGCGTACTGATGCCCCGCCGCAAGACCGTCACCCGCACTCCGTCCTACGGCGACGCCGTTCGATGGCTCGCCCAGAACGACGAGACTCTCGAGCACGACTCCGCCAGCATCGCTGGCCTCACGACGACGCTGCTCGCGGCCGATCTCTTCGGCGTCGACCCCCGCGCCCTCGCCACCGACATCGTTCGGACGCGGCACGGCGTCGGGCGCTGGGGTCTCGACGAGCCGCTGTGCCATTGCGCCACGAAGACGAGCGACGTCGGCGTCGACGCCTAACTCCTTCGCCCTGCGGTGATTGCCAATCACGTACGATTTTCCTTGCGATTGCCAGTGGCAAGCACTATATTGTGACCATGAAGAGCGCAGCAGGTCGCCGACTTCAAATCGCCTGGGCCGAAAACCTCGAGCTCGCGCGCCGCGGCGAGATCAACCCGAACTACCCGCAGTACGTCATCGACTCCGCGCACGCCGAGGCTCACCGTATGCAGAACGCCGCAGCCGAAAAGCTCCGCAAGGCCATTCGCGCCGCAGAGCGCGCCGCGAAGGCCGCGCTCAAAGCAGCCGACGCCCAGCGCGCCCTCGTTGACGGCACCGTCGGCGAGTGCCAAATCTGCGGGCGCCAGATCGGCACCACCGTCGGCGTGATCGCGCACCACGGCTACGAGCGCCCCGGCTACGGCATGCAGACCGCATCATGCCTCGGCGCACGGTACCACTCGTACGCCGAATCGTGCGACCGCCTGCGCGAGGTCGCGGCGATCGTAGCCGCTCAATCCGCGGACGCCGACGCCTTCGTCGTCGTGCTACAGACTCGCCCGCCGCAGACGCTCTCGTACGATCGCCCTACGGATCGCTACATCGGCAAGCGTCGTGAGACGATCCGCGAGACGGTCGAGCGCCCCGCCGACTTCGTCGACGCGCAGGCGCCGTCGTGGTCTCTCGCCGCGCGGTACTCCTACGCCAACGTGCTCGACGAGGCGCGCCGCAACGCTCGACGCCGTGCCGCAGCGCTGCGCGAGATGTCGACGTTCCTGCAGCGCCGGCTCGCGACGTGGCAGCTCGTGCGTTCGGTGAGCACCTCGCTCCGCTAACTCGTTGAGCCGGCGCTGTGATTGCCAATCACAAAAAATACCGCTTGACGGGGTTGCCAGTGGCAACCTATATTCTCGACATGAAGAACGAAACGCCGACGACGACGACGCAGACGGAAGCGGACGACATGAAGGCTCACGCGGCGCTCATCGTCGCCGAGTGCGAGCGAGTCTACGGCCCGCATGTGCGCACGGGCTATGCGGGCGAACCGTGCTACGCCTGCGGGACAGAGTACGCTCTGGAGCCGGCGCCATTGCCCGTCGCCGCCGCGAAGGGCGCCGCTCGATGAGCGCCCCGACGCCGTCGCCCTCGAGCTCGAGCTCGTCTTCGCCCTCGCCGGCCTCCGAGCCCCGCGAGCCCCGCCGCATCCCGCTCTCGAACCTCGCCCGCCTCGAGTCGCGCATCGCCGCCATGACGCGCCGCGCTGCTCGCCTCGGCATCGCCGCCCCCGAGCTCGTCGTCGGCCCCGTCGAAATCCTCGAGACGCGCCGCGACTCCGATCACGCGACCGGCGAGCTCGCCCTCATCGAGCGCCGCGAAGTCGTGCCCGTCTCGATCATCGGCCGCTCGCCCGTCCTCGACGGTTGGCGCCTCGTCGCCGTCCTCGACCACGATACCCCCGACGCGCGCCCCTACGTCGCCGTCGTGCCCGGCGAGGTCGCCCCGGCCGACGCCGAGTCGCGCGCCGCATCGTGCGATCACTGCCGCACCGCGCGACGCCGGCTCGAGACCTTCATCGTCGCCAACGTCGACGGGCGCCTCGCGTGGGTCGGCCGCAACTGCCTCGCCGACTACCTCGGAGGCGCCTCCGTCGAGGCGCTCCTCCTCTGGGCGTCGTGGATCTCCGAGCTCAGCGCCGACCTCGACGACGACGGCGTCTACGGCGGCTCAGGCAGCTACGTCGACCCCTGGTACGACTCGGCGACCTACCTCGGCTTCGTCGTCGCCTCGATCAAGGTCAACGGCTGGATGTCGCGCTCAAAGGCCCGCGAGCTCGCCGCCTCGAAGGGCGTCGACGTCGTCGCCACGGCTTCCGACGCGCTCAGCGTTCTCACGTGGCCGGCGAGCCATCCGAAGCCGCGCCCATACGCTCCGACTCCCGATCAACAGCTCGAGGCGCAGGCCGCCCTCGCGTGGGCGCAGGCGCTCAGCGAAACCGACGGCGACGACTACCTCGCCAAGCTGGGCCGCGTTGCTCGCTGGGGCGTCGTCTCAGCGCGGTATACCGGCATCCTGGCGTCGTGCATCGCCGCGCACCGGCGCGCGACCCGCATCGCCGAGGAGCGCGCCTCGCGCCCCGTCTCGAAGCACCTCGGCGTTCCCAAGCAGCGCCTCCGCGGCCTCGTCGCCCGCGTCATCTTCCAGACGACTCTCGAGGGCGACTGGGGCACCACGACGCTCTATCGCCTCGTGACGCCGACCGGCGAAATCCTCGTGTACTTCTCGAGCCGCGACCTCGAGCTCGCGACCCGCTCCGACGTCGTCTTCGACGCTACGATCAAACGCCACGACGTCTCGAAGCGCGACGGGCAGCTCGAGACGATCATCACGCGGGCGACGGTCAAGAGCGTCACGGCGCCCGCGGCGCCCGGCGATCCCGCCCCCGCCACGCCGCCCAATCACAACCCGGCGTCGGCGTAAAGCCCTCCCATGCGCGATGTTATTGGCAATCACCTTTTTCTCTTGACTTGCCACTGGCAATCACCTATCTTGTTGCTCATGAAGACCTCGACGCCGCCCTCGACGCCGACGACGACCTCGACCCCGACCCCGACGACGAAGCGCCGCACCGCAAAGCAGCTCGAGCGCGACGAGCGCCGCGCCCGTCTCCGCGCCGAACGCGCCCGACGCCGTCTCGTCTATGTCGGCGTCAGCGAGATCGACGCCGACGACGCCGCTCGCAAGTGGCGCGCCCTCGGATGCGGAGCCCGCGTCGTCCGGCGCTCAATCTCCGCGATGTCGTGCATCGCCGTCGTATTCGTCGTCGTCGCCATCGAGCCCAAGCCCTCGCCCTCCTCTCCTTCAAAGGACTCCAACGCCCATGCCTAACGCCCCCGCCTCCGCAGTCTCCGACGCGTCGCTGCGCCGATCGCGAGATCTTCGCCGTCGCCGCGTCGCCCTCGATCTCACGCAGGCCGAGCTCGCCGAGCACCTCGACGTTCGCGCCTCGACGATCTTCCGCTGGGAACGCGGCGACCGGCCTGTGCCCGCCTACGTCATCCGCGCGATGCGCGACCTCGAGCGCGAACTGGGAGCCGCAACGCCCTCGAAGGCGCCCTCGAGCTCGAAGGGCGCCGTCGCTCCCTCGACCTCGTCCTCGTCGTCGAAGGGCCGCTAACGCCCATGCCCCTCGATCTCTCCCTCCTCATGTCGCGCACCTACGTCCGTACGCATCCGCTCTTCAACGACCCGACCTGCTACGTCGCCGGCTGGACGTGGGGCCGCTACGGCTACGTCGAGTCGTTCGTCGCGATCGCCGCCGACGGCTCATGGCTCGAGATCGTCGCCGACACTGCCGGGCGCGAGCTCTACTGCGGCGCGCCGTTCGACGCGATCCCGGCGCACGTCACCCCGCGCCCGATCGCGAGGAGCAACTAGGCGATGCCGACGCCGCCGCCGCCGCCCCCGCCCCCGCCCATGCCCCGCGCTCCCTACAACCACGACCGCCGCGACTCGCCGCGCACTCCGTGCCTGCGCTGCCTGCTCCTCGAGTTCGGCGAGCCCGGCACCGTCGTCTCGTTCCGCACCGAGCTCCTCGTCTCGCCGTCGATCGCCGCGCGCATTCACTACGCGCTTCGCGCCATCGGCCAAGGCCATTCGACGCCGTCGCCGGACTGCGGTCCCGTCGCCGCGATCGACGAGTTCGTGCTCGTCGCCGTGCTGCGCCACCTTGCCACCATTGAGACCGAAAGGAGCTAGCCCGCGCCATGCCTACGCCCTCCTACGATCACGGGCCCGACGACTCGCCGCGCAACCCTTGCCCGATCTGTGCCGTTACGACGACTCCCCCGTTCCGCTACGTCCCGACGCGCACCTCGTACCGCTCCAACGAATTCGAACACGTCGCGCAATACTTCGTGCTCGACGACGAACAAGGCGACACCGTCTACCACTACACGTTCAATCTCTGCCACGTCTGCCTCGAGTGGCGCATCGTGTGCACCGGCGTCAATCAGCGCCGCGGCGGGTACATCGGAGCGCGACGCCTGGCGATGTGCCGTTGCGAGCTCGAGCAAGACTGACTGAAAGGATTAGCCTCGATATGTCAATCGCACCCCGCACGCATCCGAAGCCGTCGCCGACGCACGGCGGCACCTTCCTCAAAACCGTCAACGTCGACGCCACCGACTATCACATCTTCGTGAGCCCCGACGGCACCTTCTACGCCGACATCTCGCACGGCGCCGATGAGCTCGTCCTCTCGACGTCGCTCAAAGCCCTCACCGACAAGCTGCGTGCCGCCATCCGCAAACTCAAACCGATCGCCATCGAAGCGACGCTCATCCGCGAAGGGCGCCGCAACTATTCCTCGAGCCGCGACAACCCGACCGAGTTCCGGGACGTCATCGTTACCGGCAAGCACGCCGGCAACGGCAACCCGATCTATCGTTGCGTCGACGACAACACCACCGGGCAGCTCAACCAATACGGCTTGGGCGAGGTGCTCGCCGCACGCATGACGGCCGCCGAGAAATCCCACTACCTCGAGCTCGAGCTGCGCGTCGTCGAGGCGCGCGAACGCTTCAGCGAGCTGCGCTCCAAGCTCAAGCTCACTATTAAGCAGCTCTTCGAAAGGGCCTGATCGCCATGACATGCTCGACCCGTCAATCTCTCGAGACCGACCGCTCCAACGCCCGCACCTCGCGCGACGCCGTTCGCCAGCGTTGGGCGGCGCTCGACTCGTGTACCGCCGACATCGCCCGGGGCGAGGCCGCCTACGCCGCACTCGCCGCGTCGACGGCGCTGCTCGATCACATCGGGCGTTGCCCGGAGTGCCGCGGGCTCTCGGCCGTGCACGCCGCGCGCGAGGCTCGAGGAGCGTCGACCCGCCGTGCATAGATCGGCCATCGACCAATACGTCGGGCACTTCCAATACTGCCCGTACTGCAAGCGCAAGATGGCGCGCAACGCCAACGGCTTCACGCTGCACCGGCGCTGCGTCGGCTGCGGGCATTGCTGGCACTGCATCCTCGCCGGCTTCGCCGACCTCCCTGTCGAACACTGCGAGGAGATCGCTTAAATGAGCAACGTCGCCCGCATCGAGGGTCCGGCGTGCGTCGTCTGCGGTCAGCCCGAGCGCGTCTGTGCTCAGCGCCAACGCACATCGCACCACAATCACGCGTTCGTCGCTCCGCCGTACGACGCCGAGTCCGGCGCCCCCATACCCCTCACTGTCGACCAATCACTCCTAGTCGAAGTCGTGCGTCTTCTCGACGCGCTACTCGTCGACGCCCAAGAAAGGGACTAGCCTCTCTATGACGCAGCTCGCGGTCGTCGGGGCCCTGTCGCTCTTCGCGCTTGCCGTCTACGCGCTACTCCGCATCCTCATCACTCCCGCCGAGGCCGACGTCGCGACGCTCCCCGCGATCGCCGACGAGCGCTCCGGCCGCATCGCCGGCCTGCGCGCCGGCCTCGAGCTCGCCGAATCCATGGGCGCCCCGCCGTCCGAGCTCGTGCAGCATATCCGCGCCGTGCGCCGCGAAGCCGAGGAGCGCGCCGAAGCCGTGGTCGAGCGCCTCCGAGCCGAGCGCCGCAAGCGCCTCGACGATTCGATCCCGAAGGCCGTCGCCGCATTCCAGGCGATCCACGGCACGCCGTCGCGCGTGAACGTGGACCGCGCCGCAGATTCCCACGCAGCGGAGCTCGAAGCGCTCCGAGTGCAGCTCAAGAAAGGAAGCTCGCAATGAGCACTATCGCTAAGGTCGTCGCTGTCGTTGTCGTTGCTGCAGTATCGGGGGGCGCCGTGAAGTTCGCTGAGTGGCAGCGCACTGCCCCATCGCCTTCGCCCTCGAGCGTCGCCGTCGCCACCGATGCCCCCGCACGCCCCGCGCCCTTGCCCGTCGCCCTCGCCGTCGCCCTCGACGACTCGCCCCTCGAGCCCCTCGACATCCAGTACTCCCGCGCCATCGAGCGCCACTACCTCCCGGCGAAACACGCCGCCGAGCTCGGCACCGGCTCGTGGTATCGCGCCTACGAGGTCGCGCGCATCATCTCTCTGTCGTGCGCGCTGCGCGCTTCGTGGAACGACGTGCAAGTCTCGCAGTCGTCACCCGAGCCCGAGCAGCTCCCGGGCATGCCGGTCGACTGGCGAAAGAAGAGCGTCGCCGCGGCGCGCGAGCTCACGAGCTGCATTCAGATTGTTCGAAGCGAGGAGCGCTAGGGCGATGAGCGTACCGTATTCGACTACGCACATCGAGCGCCTTCTCTGGAAGCTAGTCGCATCGATCAACGCAGGCGTAGGGCCCCGCCCCGATCAACGCCCGGATCCGAAGATACTGCCCGGCACCGCTGCTATCTGGGACGCTGTGCAGGAGCTCGCGAAAGGGCTCGAGGATCGCTTCGTTAGGCCCGAGCCGCAGCCACAGCGCTCTGCTACGCACTTCGAGCGCGACGCCGAGCCGGCGAGCGTTCGCCTCGCGCGCGTCGAGGCCGAGCTCGAATGTCGTACTAAGACTCTCGACATGTTCGCCAAAGTCGTCGAGGATCTCGGCCACATGCTCGAAGCCGAGCCGGCGAGCGCCGCCGTCGCCGAGCGCTGCCGTCGCTATCTTCGCGACAAACGCACCGAATGGGGGGTCTAGAAATGCGCAACGTCGATCGCCGCATCAACCCCGAGGCACCGCGCACCGTGTTCCAAGTCTGGGTTACCGTCCGCGGCTACGGACATCACGTCGAGCTGCTCGCGCGCTCCTTCGAGTCCGCGCACGGCGACTCGCTCGCGTCGGTCGAGGGGCGCGCCAACGCGCACGCACGATCTCTCGTCGGCACCGTGCATCAGTATCGCCCGCTCAACAGCGACCCCGACATGCGCGACCGCTTCGGCTTCGTCGACTCGACGATCGTGCGTCGAGTCCGGCGCCAACGATGAGCGTTCGGATCGGCCTTCGCGAGTTCGGCGCCGTCTGGATCGGCCGCGACGGTGGGTGGTGGCACCGCTACACCGACGGCGGATTCGTCGAGTCGTCGTGCAAGGGCGCCCTCGCCCCGATCGAGAGCTCGCGCGACGCCCTCCTCATGACGCTCGGCGAGCAGCCCCCGCCCGGGCAGAAGATTTGCCCGTGGTGCCGCGACGCCGACGCCAACCGCATGCGCCTCGTGAAACGCTCGCCGCGCGGCGGGTTTCGCACCGGGCCGGATCGCCAATGAGCGCGCGCGAGCCCGGGCCCGGACCCGGACCCGAACGTACTCCGATCGACGCCTACGTCGACGACGCCGCGAAGCTCTACCGTCGCGAGCTCGAGCTGCGGCTCGCGTCGTTCATCGACGTCGCCGTACTCGCGTACCGCGCGCACACGCACGCGCTACTCACGCAGGTCGCCAAGGTGCATTCGCAGGCGTTCGAGAACGAGAACGCTGTGCCCCGCGTCTTCTGTGCGTGCGGGCACCTGCGCGATCGACACGCATACGCGACGCATTTGACCAGCGACGAATGCTGCTACGTGCTGCGATGCGAGTGCCACGGCTTTACGCCGGTACCGTCGCCGTCGCCGAGCTCGTCGTCGGGCTCGCCGGACTCCAAAAATCCTGCAGGGGGCTCCCGTACTATATCACGCAAAAGCAAGGTGCGGAGGCAAAAGCCGTGATAAATCGACAGCGCCTAGGGCCTCTGGATCCCGGGATCACCCTGTTTTAATGTTTGGTTTTGTGCGTCTAAAATGTGACATTATTACAGGGTGATCCCAGGATCCAGGATCCCAACGGAGGCGAAAAAACTTGGCGAAGAGACGACGAAGGCCATTGCGGGACGACGACGCCGACGCTAAACTCTCCGTTACCACCCCGGGGGGACGCGGGGGGATTCGTCGCTCGACGACGATGGCGACGCGCGACCGCGACGGCGACGTTGCGACGGTCCTCGGCATCGGCTCCGGCGCCCGCAAGCTCACCGACAAACAAATCGCAGCACTGCGACGGCTCGCTCGGCGCTATCACCTGCGCGCGACGGTTCTACGGCTGCGACGTGCAGCTCCGACCACGATCGTCAAACGCGTGCGCACGATCCCAGACGATCCGCGCGACGGCGTGCAGCGCTGGCGATGGAAGTGCAGCGACGTTACCGCGAGACGCTGCGGAGGTGCCGGCTACACGATGACGGAAGAGGGCGCGAAGGCGAAGGCGCAATTGCACAACGTCGAATGTGCTCGACGACAGCGTCTCGCGCTACACAAGGCGGAAAACAAACTGAAGGAGCTCGAGAGACAGATCGAGCTAGATGAAAGGACAGAGGTCGACAATGGCGAAACGAAACAAAGACATGATGACTGGCTCGACGAGCGAGAGCGGCGAGAGCGAGGGCGCAAGCGGTAGCTTGGTGCCGTTCAAGACGCTCGTGAACGTCGGCGGGCGCGAGCTCACCGTCGGAGGCGCGCAGGGCGAAGCGACGATCCAGGCCGACGAGCTGCCGGCGCTCGAGCACGCGATCAAGCTGTTCAAAGTCGCGCTGAAGGGACAGGCGCGAGCGCGGCGCGCGAAGGGGCGGGCGAAGGGCGTGCGGCGCGGATCGAAGCGCGGCGTGCGCAAGGCGGCGAGGCGCTCGGCGAAACCGCGCGCGGCGAAGGCGTCGGCGTCGAAGCGTGCCGAGGCGACCGAGGAGATCCGGCCGCGGCGCAAGTCGTCGGCGTCGAGCGACGAGTAGGCGAGAGCGAGGGCGAAGGCGTTCAGCGAGTAAGCAGTGCAGCCGTGCAGCCGTGCAGGAGGTCGTCCGCCAAGCGTAAGCCGCGGAGGGTAAACGCGCATGTATCCGAGTAGCGAGGGGCGTTCATGCTCGCCGGTACCGTGCGACGACCGTGATTTCGAAGTTCGAAGAGCGAAAGGAGCGACGCCGATGTCGATGAGCTGCGCGTGCAGCACGAACTTAGAACACGAAGTGATCGCGCTGTGTAGTGCGCATGAGGAGGTCGTGCGCAGGCGCGAGCGCTACCTCGCCAAGGACGTCGAGAAGCGCGAGGAGTCGTGGCGCGCGCTGGTCGACAGTATCAAGCGCGAGCGCAACGAGCTCGCATGGGAGCTGCTCGGTCGCGCGAAGACGCGCGAGCAAGTCGAGGCGCAGGCGACGCTCGACGGCGGCGATGGCGCGGCCGTGGTGCGCTCATGACGCCGACGACGACGGCGATCGCAACCTACGGCGCCGTCGCCTACGCTGCGGTGTTCGTGATAACGCTGTCGGCGGGATTCGAAGTCATGGGGCGGCATCGTTGGCGCACGGTCGTCAAGTGGTCGGTGCTGTGGCCGGCGTTCCTCGTGCGCGGGGTCGTGTGGTTCGCGCGTGGCGGGCCGAGCTGGGGCGGCGGGTGCCCGTGTGGATGCGGCGCGAAGGAGGTCGCGCACTGCTGGCGTGAGTCGCGCTGGTCATGAGCACGGGCACTCCGTCGCACGTACCGCATGCGCACGTCGTACGCGCTCGAGTCGTAACGCTCGGGCGATTCCGTGAGATCTGCGTCGAGCTCGGGCTGCCGTTCGTGCCGCACAGCGTACCGCTCGGCGATCCGACGGGCAGCATCTCGCCGCGCGCCACGTGGGGCGTGTGGATCGATCTTGAGGAGCTCGTCGAGCCCGAGCTGTGTTGGTGCTGCGCGCCGCGGTACGTGTGGCGTGTGTCGCCGGAGTGGGTCAGGGCAAACCGAAAGGATTGGGACGACGGCCCGATGTTCGTTTGCGAGCATATGATCGAGATCGATTGAGCGCCGGACGAGCGAGGTCGATCGTCGATGCACATCCGTATCATTATTAATAGCGCGTTGGGGCCTCGGCGTTGCGCACCGCGATATACGGGTCTTGACGTAGACGCCGACGGGGCTTAGATTCGAGATCAACAAAACGCACCGGGCCCCACGTCGCGCGCCGTGCAGAGTCGTACATCGTACATCGCAACAGCACACGCCGTTCCTTCTCAATAGCGGAGGCGTCGGCACTCATGGGTAAAGCTGGTCGAGTCGGGCCGTCGATCTCGAAGTCGAAACGCGTACTCGAAGAACTCCCGCCGTCATCGTCGTCGCCGTCGTCGCCGTCATCGCCGCGCAACCGCGCCCCCGCCAACGCCCCCGCCAGCGCTGCCGACGCCCCCGAGCCCGAACGTCTAGGCCCGCGGCTCGTGCGCCGCGCGAACGAGCTCTCGCACAAGTCCGACGACCGCGACGAGGGCGTCGACCCGTGGAGCTTCCATGTCGCGCAAGCCAACGCGCGAGACGCGCGCAAGCTGCAATGCAGAGTCGAGCCCGAGATCGAAGCGATGATCGAGACGCTCATCGCGTCGAAGTTGTTTCGCTGGGGCAGCGTCGCGGACTTCGTACGCTGGTGCGTGTGCGGCGATGGCATGGGCATCGAGCGCGCGCAGCGGTTCGTCAAAGATCAAGACCTCAATAACGCGGTGCGCTCGATGAACGCGCTCAATCAGATTGTCCGCATGAAGACGAAGCAGCGCGACATGGTGGCGTCGCTGCGCGGCGTGCGGGAGTTCCTGCAGGAGCAGGTGCGCGCCGGCGCGATACGCCAGGTAAAGCGGGATCTCTCGAGCCTGCGCGCGCAGATCGCGAAGATGGACGTCGGGTATTACAAGGAGAGAGGCGAGGCGCTCATCGAGGAGTTCGACGCGATCGTCGAAGCCGAGGAGCTCGCCGCGGCGAGCGCGAGGTCGAGGGCGTCGAAGCGCGCGAAGGCGAGAGCGAAGAGCGGGGGCGAGAGCGACGGCGACGACGAATGACGACGACGACGACGACGAGTCGGTGTGCCTGAGAGTGCCGTAGCGTAGGAGCGAGTCGCCAAATGAGAGCGTACCGTGATGCTAGATCGAGCCGTCGAGTCGCCTCTAAAGAGAGCACCGCACCCCTCGAACGAGCTACCTTCTTCGAGAGCACCGTACCACGAGAGCGAGTCGATCTATACGCGCGTGCCGTGACTTGTGAACGAGTCGTGATTCGCGAGAGTACCTTTGATCGTGATCGAGCCGACAGAGACGAGCGAGACCGTTGTCAGCGAGCGAGTCGGAGTCGAAGATTTTGTATCGCAGCGTCCGAGCGAGCCAACCGAGCAGAGAGAGACCGTTGTCGACGAGCGAGTCGGGAGATGGGAGCGCACCGGGCGATGCCGAACGAGCCCAAGGACAATGAACGTCGCAACGTCGATCGAGAGCGAGTCGCTAGTCCGGAGTGTACCCGACGTGACCGAACGACCGAACGAGCCCAAGGGAACGACAGCAACGTCGATGTTGAGCGAGCTGCGAGCTGCGAGCCGCAGCCGCAAATCATGCGAGCACCGAGACACTCGAGCGAGTCGAAGCCAGCGAGAGAACCAATGCTAGGGAGCGAGACGAGACGAACGAGACGAGTCGCCGATTGCGCGAGCGTACCGTACGAGCAGAACGAGACGTAGCTGACGAGAGAGCCGTGCGTTGTTGATCGAGCCGTCTGAATAGAGGTGTAACGGGTTTCTTGCGCGAGCCGTACTTGATGAGAGCGCCGGGAACGACGAAGCGAGCCGCCCCGAGTGAGTGTGCGATGCACGTCGCACGCCGTGATTAGGGAGCGAGTCGACCGCGATGGAGTGCACCGCGTACGAAGAGCGAGCCGATGAGAAGGAGCGTACCGTGCCGCAGCGGAGCGAGCCGCAGTTGACGATGGCACCGGAAACGAGTGAGCGAGACGACGACGGCGACGACGGCGTTGCAGCCGTAGTGCTGGACGAAGCAACGAGGCACGAAGCGAGCCGGGAGGTGCGAGGGTACCGGGACCTAAGAGCGAGACGGAGCGAGACGGACTCTTCGAAGTTGAAAACGTGGAGGACTGATCGAGTCGTTGGAAGTGAGAGCGCCGCAAGCCATGGAACGAGACGAGACGTAAGATCGAGAACGCAGACGCAACGATCGAGAGCATTGATCGAGCCGGAAACGTAGATATAGAAACGATGCTTCGGAGCGAGTCGAAGACCTTGATCGAGCATCGCATACCACGAACGAGCCTACGTAAGGAGCACCCCGTAATCGACGAGCGAGCCGCAGCGCAAAGAGTGTGCCGCCGTGGCCGAGTGAGTCGCAAAATGTTGAGAGCGCCGCAACGCACGAACGAGCCGCGGTCGACGAGAGCACCAATATTGAATGAGCGGATCGACGGGCCGATGGCCGATGCTTGTGAGCGTACCGTAAAGGTCGAGCGAGGCCGATGAGAGTGAGCGCGCCGAAACGACAGAGCGAGCCGTATCGAAGGATTTGAAACTCATTGTGATGCGCGAGCCGTTTCGGAAGATAGTATCGAGCCGCCTGAGCGAGCCGTAGCAATGGAGAGCAACCGTGCCGCGAGTATCGAGAGAGCGCCCCGCAATTTCGCGGGCGCCAATTAGAGAGGGCCTGACGCAAATGAGCCGAGCAAAGAGCAGCAACGCCAACGCCAACGCCGCAGCCGTCGCCGTATCGCCGTCGCCGTCGCCGAGCGATCTCGAGTCCATCGGCAAACTAACCCGCGACCTCAAGACCGCCTCGTCGACGCTGACCGATCGCGAGGCGCGGTACCTCGTCGACTCGTATTACGCCGTCCAGGACTACCGCATGCAGGCGCACGCCCAAGCCCGTCAAGCCTCGAAGGCCGACGAGCCGCACGCGGTGCTCGCGTGGCTCGGCTCGAACATGGAGACGCTCGAGGCCGAGATCAAGAAGGCGCTCGGCGTCTACGCCGAGTCGCGTCGCGCGGGGCGCTGGGCGCTCAGCGTCTACGGGATCGGCCCCGTGATCGCGGCGGGGTTGCTCGCGCACATCGACGTGACGCGGGCGAAGACCGCGGGCGCGGTGTGGCGCTTCGCCGGGCTCGATCCAACGATCGTTTGGGAGAAGGGCCAGAAGCGGCCATACAACGCGAAGCTCAAGGTGCTGTGCTGGAAGATCGGACAGAGCTTTATGAAGTTCTCGAACCGCGAAGAGTGCACCTACGGCAAGCTCTATCGTGAGCGCAAGGCGCTCGAGGTCGAGCGTAACGCGGCGGGCAAGTTCGCCGAGCAGGCGAAAGCGAAGCTCGAGAAATTCAAGATCAAGGACGCCGCGACGAAGGCGACCTACGAGGCCGGCAAGCTGCCCGACGGGCGCCTCGAGCTGCGCGCCGAGCGCGTCGCGGTGAAGATGTTCTTGAGCCACTTTCACCACGTGCTGTACGAGAGCGTGCTGGGCGAGAAGCCGCCGAAGCCGTGGGTCATCGAGCACGGCGGGCACGTGCACGTAGTCGAGCCTCCGAACTGGCCGTGCGAGTGAGCGACGACAGCGACGATAATGAGAGCGCCGACGCCGACGAGCGGCGCAAAGACTCCGATGCGTTGCTCGTCGTCGCCGGGCTCTTCGCGGATCTCGAGGTGACGTCGGGGGCGCGTCCGACGGTCCGAGTGATTCGGTGTACGTGCCGCATGGGGCAATGGCCGTGTGAGTGCGAGAGCGAAGAGCCGCGACCATGCGAGTGCGAGAGCGAGGTGCCACGATGAGCATGACGCCCGAGCAGCGCCGGACGCTCAACGTACTCGAGGCGATCCGGCGCCTATCGAAGCGGCGCAATTGGCCGGCAGCGTCGACGCTCGCGATCGAGCGGGCGCTGTCGGAGCTGCGGCGGGCGTTCAAGGCCGGCGAGGGCGAGGGCGAGTGCGACGTTTGGCTCTTCGTCTACGCCGACGACATCCCGCAGCTCTGCGGAAAGCCCAAGCCGTGCGCTGAGCACTCCGGGATAGCGCGAGGACCACGAAAGAGGGCACGATCACGATGAGCGACGAATCGAAGCCTAACGCATGGGGCTCGCCGAAGCCTCGCCTTCGCACCGTCGAGCAGGCGAGGCATGCGTTGGCAAAGGACGGACTCGGCTGCGTGTACGTCAAGGCGGATCGCGTGTTCGTCGTGACGGCGTATGGGCTCGGGGAATTCTCGAGGCGCGAATGGCAGGGCGACAGCGAGGGCGAGGGCAAGAGCGAAGGCGAAGGCGACAGGCAGGACGAAGGCGAGAGGAGCGGCGAATGACGATGATGCCGGACGAGGACGAGAACGGGGCTACGAGGCCGAAGCCGATGGTCAAGATCGACGACCTCGATAAGCTCATCGCGCGAACGCTGGGCGAGGGGGCGATAGGGCTAGCGCGCGAGGCGATCGCGGTGTTCGCTGAGCGTGTCGCCGAGCTCGAGGAGCACCGCACGCACGTCGTCGCGCATAACAACGAGCTGCTCGAGCGGGCGCGAGCCGCCGAACACGAGCGCGACGACGCTCGGCGACTAGCGCGGCTGCTCGAGGAGAAGCTGCTCGACATGGACGATCGGCTGCATGCGGCGAAGACGCAGATCACGACGATGGTGCATCAGGACATCGAAGCCGCGCGAGTCGCGACGGATCCGAACGTCGGCGCCGAGAACTGCGACGACCCCGCGACGTGCTGCAGGCATCGCGGATGTGATCGCGAGGAGGATTGACGATGGCGCCGATACTGCCGCTCGACGTCGTCGCTGGGCTCGTCGGGGTGTTCGTCAGCGCGACGTTTTACATGTTGGGTCGCCTGCACGAGCGGCGGCGATGGCAACGCGCGGAGCACGAGCGCGAGCAGTTCCTCAAGGCGAGAATATTTTGCGTCGACGAGGTGCACGGTGCGGACGTGAACGCCGACGCCAACGCCGTCGACGAAGGGCCGGGCAATTCCAATTGAGTAAGAGCGAGGCGGCAAGCAATGACCAAGGTGCGATGGTTTCACATCGTGCGGTACATCGGTAAGACGCTGCGCCCCGGGGCTGATGGGCGCGAGTACTACCTCGGCGAGGGGCGCACAGCGCAGGGGCCCATCGAGTGCAAGAGATTCGAGTCGCGCAACGACGCTAAGGCGATATGTGCCGCGGATCACGAGGTGGGGCAAGGGCTCGAGGCAAGGGGATTCGTCGTCGAGGCGTGCGACTGCGGGCCGAGACGGAGACCTAAGAGGACGGCGTGGTAATGAGGGTGAAGACGAGAGCGCAGACGAAGGCGCAGACGAAGGCTCAAGAGCGTCGAGCGCGTGAGCTCATCGATCTAATATTCGCGAGCCTCGACGAGATGACGCCGATCGAACGAAGCAAGGCGCTCGACCGACTCGAGAAAGTGCTCGAGGACGCCGAGCGGCGAAGGCGGGGCCATTGAAGCGCACATCGAGATCGAGCTCGAAACGCGCACGCAAAGCGCTGTTGCCCGCGCCGTACAAGCTGGGGGCGCCGCGCCACTTTACCGAATACCGCGAGCGCCAAGACGAGGTGATACTGCGCGTCGCCGACTCGAAGGCGCGCTTCGTCGTCGTGGTCGCGCCTACGGGATTCGGCAAGACGCTGTTCTCGTTCGTGCTGGCGAAGCTCGAGGCGGACCGCGCGGCGATGCTCACGGCGACGCGCGGGCTGCAGGACCAGCTATCCGGCGAATACGCCGAGGCCGGGCTCGTCGACGTGCGAGGTGCGGGCAATTACGTCTGCGACTTCGAGAAGTTCGAGCCCGAGGCGGCGAAGCGCCTGTCGACGCGTGGCTTCGAGAACGACGACAACGAGCGCGCATGGGCGCCGCGCCAATCGAAGGCCCGCACGTGCGACGACGCGCCTTGTCATTCCGGGTCGCTCTGCTCGGGCAAGGGCTCGGGGTGCCGCTACTTCGACGCGGTGCGCGCGGCTCAGCGCTCGGAGATCTTCTCGACGAACTACAGCTACTGGATGGCGAGCCATGCGTATAGCGGGGGCCTCGGCAAGCTGCAGCTCATGCTCGCCGACGAGGCGCACGAGATCCCGGAGGAGCTCTCGAGACATCTCCGCGTCGAGCTCTCGCGCCGGCAGCTCGAGCGCTGCAACCGGCAGTCGGCGACGCCATCGCCTCGAGATCGAATGTCGACGTGGGCCGAATGGGCGTTCGAGGTGCTCGGGAAATTGGCGATCCCGTCGCCCGACGACGCGGCGCGATGGCAGGCGCTCAGTCGCGAGGTGCGCGACATCGGGAGGTCGCTGCATCGCCTGCGCGAGGTAGGGCGCGCGAGTGATTGGGTCGTCGAGCGCTCGGAGCGCGGTCTCGTGTTCGAGCCGATTTGGCCGGCGCCGTACGCCGAGGACGCGCTGTGGTTGCGCACGCCGAAGGTGGTGCTCACGTCGGCGACGGTTCGAGAACGAACGCTTGAGCTCGTCGGGGTACCCAAGGGCAAGTTCGAGTTCATCGAGCTCCCGAGTGTGTTCGATCCGGATCGGCGCCCGGTTTACATAATCCCGGGCCCGCGGCTCAGCGCTCGGAGCTCCGGCAAGGATCTCCGCGACGCCGTGCGAGTGACGGACGCGATCCTCGGGGCGCGGGCCGATCGCAAATCGATCGTGCATACGGTCTCGTACGAGCGCGCGAAGATGCTCGCCGCGATGTCGAGGTGTGGCTCGCGCATGATCGTCTACGACACGCGGTCGAAGGCGAAGGCCGTCGCGGAGTACAAGGCGGCGAGACCGTCGAGCGGCGCGGTGCTCGTGGGCCCGGCGCTCGAGGCGGGGTACGATTTCCCGGGCGACGAGTGCCGCTGTCAGATCATATTTAAGCTAGGATTCCCGGACTCGCGCGGCGCGGTGATGGCGGCGAGGCAGAAGAGCTCGCGCTGGTACGGGCTGTATCTCACGATGATGGATCTCGTGCAGGCGGTTGGACGTGCTTGCAGGTCGAAGGCCGACTGGTGCGAGAACTTCATTACCGATGGACAGGCCGCGTGGTTCGTCGCGGGCAACAAGTCGTTTGCGCCGCGCGCATTTCAGGAGGCGATCCGATGGCGGAAACGACGAGCGACGGTCGACGAGGTGATCGCGGAGCTCCCGAAGCCAATGCCGCTGACGGGGCCGCGAGCGTAGGCGCAGGTGCGGCGATGCGTATGGGCGTCGACGACTGGGCGACGGCGTGCTTCGGATCGAGCATCGTGCCCGGCGCTTGTAATCGCATCGCGGGCGTGCTCGAGATCTTCGACGCGTCGCGCGGCGTGAGCGTCGGCTCGATCCACGAATGGCGACTCGAACGCATTGCGCGATGGCCTAAGTAGCCCGCTGTATTTTGTGGATTGACAATCACGTGATGCCCCGATATGTTCGTGTCCGACGAAGAGCAACACACACAATTAGAAATGCGGCGGGACTCAAAACCCCGCCGACACAAATAACGAAATGGTGCTGCTAATGACCGGGCCGTGCGACGCGAGCCGATGTCGTCGACAATGACGAGCCGTAGTCGGGATCGTTCCTAGGGCGCGAGCGGGTTTCCATTCGTAGAGGTCGGAGCAAAGCCGGAGGTGCGTCGCAGCGACGATGCATCGACGGCGACGCGCGTCTCCGGCACCTAGTCCCGACGGCGACGCGTCGCACGGATTACTCGGGCACAACGCAGTGCCTCCAATTGGAGGACAGCACGTGGTGAAGCGTAAGGCGCAGGACGACGACGAAGACACGGGCACTGGCGGGGGCGAAGAGCTCTCGCACCGAAAGAAGGATCGCAGCGAAGGCGGCGGCGGGCTCGCCGACGACATCGACTGCACGATCGTGAGCGCGCGGCTCTCGATGCGGTCGCGATCGAACTACCAGGAGGCGGCGGGCGACGGCGACGGCGTGTGCTGCCTCATGGTGAAGTACGAGAGCCAGGTCGAGGGTTTCGAAAGTTTCACGGAGTATTACTCGAGCGGCAAAAACGTCGTGCCCATGGACAAGGGGAAGCGCATGGGGCGGGCGCCCGGCATGAAGGGCGACTTCAACGCGAGCACGAAGATGGCGCGCTTCCTGGACTCGCTGACGGACTCGGGCCTCGCCGAAGACGATCAGTACCCGTTCGATAAGTTGGACGGCCTCAATGTGCACGTCAACCGCAAGGCGGACGAGAAGCGCGAGGGGCTCGAGGACGACGGGCGCAACAAGAAACGCTCGATCTTGATCGTGACGGATCTTCTCGACGAGGCGCCCGCACCGGCGAAGGGCAAGGCGAAGAAGAAGGCCGCCGCGGACGACGACGACGACGAGGACGAGGACGACGCGCCCAAGTCGAAGGCGAAGGCCAAGAAACCGGCCGACGACGACGACGAGGACGACTCCGACGACGACGAGGACGAGGCTCCGAAGTCGGCGAAGGGCAACGCCAACACCAAGAAAGCGATCGCCGTGATCGCCAAGGTCGCGAAGGCTGGACCGCACGACGACGTCGCGGACGTGTATCAGGCAGCGTTTCGCGCGCTGAAGGGCGACGAAGCCCGCGGCGACATCATGCGCGATTTGCTGAACGAGGACGACCTGCCCGCGTTCCTCAAGGCGCACGCCGAGGCGGGCGGCTGGAAGTTCGTCAAGGGCAAGCTCAGCGAGGCCGAGTAAGCGATGTCGCGATGCGGATGTGCGTGGAGCTACGGCAAGCGCCTGCGCGTCTGCAAGGCGCACCGTCGACGGGGCCTCGTGCCCGGCTCGAGTAACACGCTGAGAAAGAGCCGGGCGAAGTTCGCCGTGAAGGCGACGCCCATCGACGCGAAGGCGAAGGCGGCGAAGGCGAAGGGCAAGGCGAAGGCGACGACGAAGGCGACGACGAAGACGAAGGCGAGCTCGAAGACGAAGACGAAGAGCAAGCCGACGCCCAAGCCGAAGCCGACGCCCACGCCAGCGCCGCGACGCCGATCACAGCGCAAGGCGCCTAAGGTTCCGAGTATTACGTCGGAGCCTACGACGCCGACGCCGACGCCGATGCCGAAGCCGATGCCGATGCCGGTCGATGTGCCGACCGGCGAAGGCGAAGGAAGCGCCGACTTCGGCGATGGCACGACCGTCGTCGATCGTGCGTCGGAAGGAGGTGCACCCGAGCAGAACGACTAAGCGACGGGCAAAAACTCGGCAGTTTTCCAGACCAGTGCACAGACGTAAAGACGCAACACCGTACGACGTACCTCGAGCCGCGGCGGGGCGAGCGACGTACCGCGGCACGTTAGAGCAGAGCGCCGGGCGAGCAATGCAGGGCGCTGCGCTGTAGCGAGAGCGAAGAGCGAAGAACGAAGAGCGAAGGAGAGAAGGGCCTATGACACTCGAAGACGACGCCGCAGCCAACGACGAGCGCGATCGACTCATCGCCGAGGCGCGATCCGCGTTGCGGCCGACCGATCGCGACGTCCTAGTGAAGTGCCTGTCGCTGCTCGAGCATGCGAACGGCGCACTCGCCGGGCGCCTCGTGGCGCTCATCGCCGATCACTTCGCGGCGGGCCCGGCCCCCGTGACGCGCTACTATGCCGTGTCGGCCTGGGCGCGCTGGATGGGGCGCGGGATCGTCGACCCCGGGGGCGTGGCGACCGGCGTGATTACGCTGCAGCACGAGCTCGAGGGCGACGACGTGATCGGGATTTGCAACAAGCTGGCGGAGGGGATTCGCGGGCGCGGCGGGCCGCAGGACAGCGCCGGGCGTCCGATCGTGGGGGCGAGTCTCGAGGTGAGTTTCATGGCGGCGACGCCGATCGCGAAGCCGCCGACGGCGTCGGGGGCGAAGGGCGCGAAGGCCCCTGCGCCCACGCCAGCGCCGACGCCGACGCCCGGGCCTCGAGCGGTGCCGGCACCGCACGACGCCGATGCCGTCGACGATGGCGTCGACGAGGAGCACTGAGCCCGTGCGCCGAATCACTCCCGAGATGTCGCGCACGAACGATCTCCGCAAGACGCCAACGCTCAGCGCTAGCGTGAGCCGCGAGCTCTACGATCGGGTGCTCGCGACTGCCGAGGCGCGCAACGTGACGGTATCGAAGATCGTCGGCGAGGCGCTCGAGCGGTACTTCGCCGACGACAGGGCAGAGGCATAGGGCGAAGTGCGCATCTCCGTCGTGCCGTTCGAGCTCGACATGCAAGACGCGGCGGGGCGCCTGCGCGGGCACGACGAGCGCCCGTCGGGCATGCATCTCAGCGACGTCGTGCGGGATCTCGCGGCGCGAACCATCTTCAAGGGCGACGCCAAGCGCAAGCGCGTGAAGTTCGCGCAGCTCACCGACGAAGAGCGTCGGCGCATGGCGAACTACGTCGAGCTCGGGTTTGCGTGGGAATGGCTGTTCGAGCGCGCGTTCGAGGAGCGACAACTACGACGCGTATCGGGCTCGAGCCTCGGCGCGGGCACGCGAGTCGTACGGCTCCCGGGCGCGAAAGACCCGCGCCGGCTCGCGGCACTCGGCGATCCGAACATCGTTTACATAGGACGCCCGTCGAAGTGGGGCAATCCGTTCAGCGTCGAGCAGTACGGGCGCGCGAAGGCGCTGCAGCTATTCGAAGAGTATCTCCGCAAGAATCCGAAGGTCATCGCCGCAGCGCGGGGCGAGCTCGTAGGCAAGACGCTCGCGTGCTACTGTGCGCCGCAGCCGTGCCACGGTGACATACTCGTGAGGCTCGCCGGGCTCGATGCGCGGGTGCTCGACCGCAACGTCGTCCTTAAGAAAGACGGGCTCTGGATGTCACCCGACGCCGTCGACGAAGCTGCATGGGAGCTCTGGGAATTCAAGCTCACGTGGAAAACCGCGCGGCGCCTCGACAAACCGAGCGACATCGCGAGCGATCCTGCGTTCGCGGAATGGCTCATGCAGATAAAGGGATACCTGCACGGGCTGCGGATGACGACGTGCAATCTGGTCGTGTTCTTCGTGAACGGCGACTACCGCGAGCCGAGAGTCCCGAAGCCGGCGCACCTGCGGCTCGTGTTTGACAAGAGCGAGCTCGCCGAGAACTGGACGAAGATTCAGAATCATCGACGTACGATGGAGCGCGAGGCGCGAGTGCGCGTCGCAGTGGCGGCGTTGTGAGCAGCACGAAATGGCCGGCCGCGCGCTCGCGCGTGGCGCTCGACGCCCGCCCGACGCTCGTCGGCGAGAGCAACCCTTACGGCGCCGATCCGTTCTTCGCGCTGTACCCGTCGCCGGACGGCAGCTCGGGGCACCGGCTCGCGACGAAGATCCTCGGACTCAGTCGGCAGCGCTACGTCGAGGCGTTTCAGCGCGTGAACCTGTGCGCGGGCCCGTGGCGCATCGCCGAGGCGCGCGAGGCCGCTGAGCGCTTGGCGATCGCGTCGGATCTCCGAGGCATGGCGCTAGTGCTGCTCGGAGCGAAAGTGTGCTCGGCGTTCGGCGTGGAGTTCAAGCCGTTTTCAAAGAGCGTTGGCGGGCACGCGACGCTCGGCGGGAGGTCGACGCACGTCGTACTGCCGCATCCGAGCGGGCGCTGCCGACTGTGGCTCGAGCCGGGCAGCTACGAAAGGGCGCGCGAGCTCGTGCTGCCGCTGATTCGCGAGCCCGAGGAGTGACGACGATGACGATGATCGAGGGACTCACGATCGAAAGCGAGAAGCACCCGCGCCCGGTGCTGATAACGGCGATCTATTCCGTCGACGGCGTGCGATACGTCGATTGGATGTGCTCGAGGTGCAGGATCGTTTATACAACGCCGACGGGCGAGGGGCGCGTTACGGTGACGCTGCCGAAGGTGCACCGGTGCGACAACGGTACCGAAGAGCGAGGGGGCAAGTGATGGCGTTTACGACAGGCACGAACGTCGCGCGAGCGCGATCGGCGCAGGCGTGCGAGATCTTGAAGGTCGAGGGCGAGCTGCGAGGCCCGCATCCGGAGATCGCCGGCAAGCTGCGCGAGGCCGCGGCTGAGCTCTTCGAAGCGGCGGCGTTAGCGGCGCGCAACGCCGTGAGCCCGAAGTCGGAGCGGGTGCTCGACGCCGACGACGACGAAGACGACGATTAACGCAGAACGAAGCTCGAAGTACGAAAGGACGACATCGACTATGCCAAGGGATTATTCGCCGTTCGGAGGTCGCCGCGTCAACACCGCGGACTCCGGGGTGCCGTCGCGGCTGCTCTGTGCGGTGCGCGCTCCGACGAAGGCCGGCACTACGAGGTTCGCGCTCACGGCGCCGAAGGAGAACGGCATTTTGTTCTGCAACTTCGATCGGCCGCTGCGCGACAACGTGCCGGATCTCGCGAAGCTCGTCGGCAAGGCCGAGCTTATCGAGATGGACTGCACGAATTGGCTGCGCGGGGGCGCCGAGGACGTGCAAGCGCGCGCGAAGAAAGTCGTCATGAACGTCAAGAATGCCGCGCACCAAGCGATCAAAGACGGTGTGTCGACGGTCGTGATCGACAAGGCGACGGATCTCCACGACGCGCTGCCGTGGGCGGCGTTCGGCGCGGCTGAGAAGGTCATGCGCTCGGGCGCCAAGATGTGGAAGGACAAGACGCCGCAAAACACGTACTGGAAAAACTTCCTGCAGCCGTTCAAGGCATCGAACTGCAAAACGAATCTGGTGCTCGTGCATCGGACCAAAGACGAATACGTCGACGACAAACCGTCGGGCGAGACGGTGCCGCGCGGTTACGAAGACATCGCCTACGAGTGCACGGTCAACGTCGAGCTATTGAAGGATCGCACGATCGAGGGCCCGAAGAAATTCAAGCTGGTCGTGACGGACTGTACGTTTAACACGACGATCGAAGGCGACGAGCTCAGCGGCAAGATGGTTAACTTCTGCGATCTTGCGATGCTCATCGCGCCCGAGAGCGAGCCGGAGGACTGGGCTTGACGCAGAGCGAAGATACGACGGCGACCGCGATCGGGTTTTGCGGGGTCGGGTCGACGGATGCCGCATATCGAGAGTTGCGCGAGCGAGTCGACGCGCGGCTGAGGGAGTACTACGCCGGGCGAGTGATGACGATTGTCGTGAGCATCGACCACGCGGGGAACTTCGTCGTTCTGTCCGCGATCGAGAGATCGCCGGTAGGGCGAGCATAAAGAGGAGCGAGCGGAATGATGCACCAGCGGCAGCAGTACCACGCGCCGTACTGCGCGAAGTACCACGGGGCGCTCGCGGTCGGCGAGCAGGTTTGCGAGTGCCCGGGCAGCAGTGCGCCCCGCGAGGCGCCAACGACAACGACGGCGCCCTCGCCCTCGCCTTCGAAGACGACCTCGCACAACGCCCCCGAGCCCCCGCCGCGCCCGAACGCCGGGCCGGCAGTCTGGGACGCAGTGCTCGTCGACATCGCCGAGCGTGATCGCATCGGTACGGCGAAGTACGGCACGCGGCTGTGTGTGGGCGACGGGCGCGACGCCCTCGTCGACGCGTACCAGGAAGCGCTCGACCTCGTGGTGTACCTCAAGAAAGCGATCCTCGAGCGCGACAAGGCGAAGGCCGAGCTGCTCGAGGTGACGACGCGGCTCACGCGCGCGGTGCACTACGGCGTGCCGATCGACGTCGGCATCGAGGACGAAGGCGGGGGCGAGGGCATCGTCGAAGGCGAGGCCCAGTGAACACCGTGACGCCGTTCGCTCGGATCGTGTTCCCGCTCTACTCTCCCGACGATCGCCTCGACTACGGCGTGTCGCTCCTTCGGCACGTCGAGTGGTGCGCGCGCATCTCGCACCGCAGCGAGGAGGCCCAAACCGAGGACTCCTGGCGCAGGCTCCTCGAGTCGGTCGTCTTGCAACACGGCGATTGGAGCGTCACCGAGCACGCGTCGATCACGGTCGAGGCGCTAGTCGATCGAGGCATCACGCACGAGTGGGTCCGGCACAGGATCGGGGCCTATACGCAGGAGTCGACGAGGTTCGTCAACTATGCGAAGTGCATAACGCCGTCGTTCGTCGAGCCGAGGTTCGAGGAGCTCCTCAACGAGTCGGCGCTCAGCGCCGCGCAGCGAGCGTTCGAGGGGGCGATCGACGCTGCCGAAACGACGTACCTCCTACTACTCGATCACGGGTGCTCGCCGCAGATCGCGCGATCTGTGTTCCCGAACGCGCTGGCGTCGAAGCTCATCGTTACGTACAACCTGAGAAGTTGGCGGCACTTCTTTTTGATGCGCACCTCGAAGGAGGCGCATCCGCAAATGCGCGAGGTAACGGTGCCGCTGCTCGAGGAGTTCAAGCGCACGGTCCCGCTGCTCTACGACGACATCGAGCCGGGCGCGCGCCAAGTCGAGAATCTTCGGAAGGCGAGATAGAGAGCGAGAGCGAGAGGCGAGGGGGCGAAGAGCGATGGCAAAAATTATGGCGATGCGCAAGCCGTGGCGGCGACGGATCTTCGATGCGCCGTGGGTCTGGGAACTCAACTATCGCGTTATGCGCGAGCACGGCGTGGGCGTCGTGCGAGCCGCGATCTTGGCGTTGCGCAACACTTGGAGGATGACGGTATGACGAGCACCGACGAGAACGCCCCCGACGACGCCGAGGTCGACGCCGAGGCCCCGCCCGTGCTGCACGCCGACCACGGCGACCGCTACGTCTGCGGGTTTCTCTTCGACTCGCATCGCCGCGTGCTGCTCGTGCGCAAGACGCGCGGGCCGGTCGCCGTCGTAGGTCGCTGGAACGGCATTGGCGGACGCATCGAGCGCGGCGAGTCGGGGCTCGAGGCGATGCGGCGCGAGTTCGTCGAGGGGACCGGTATCGGCATCGAGCGCTGGGAAGGCGTCTTGCAGCTCTCAGGCATGAACGCCGGGCGCTTCTGGTCGGTGCAGTTTTACCGCGCGTGGGTCGAGGAGATGCCCGCGGCGATTCGCTCGACGAACGACGTCGGCGAGGAGCTCGGAGCGTGGGACGTAAAGACGATCGTGCGAATCGAGCTAAGCGAAGTCGGGGGCGTCGTGCGCAATCTGCAATGGATCGTGCCGATGCTGCTCGACGGCGACGTGCGGAAGGCGCTGGTTATGGAGGTCGCGCGATGAGCGGTCCAGGCGAGATGCATACGTATAAGGTCCCGACGCCGATCGAGCACGTCGTCGTAGACGGCGTTTCGATATTTCGCGGTGGCGCGATCGACGGGTTCCGAGTTGAGTCGATCACGAAGGACGGCGACCGCATCGCCGTGACGCTCGTGAAGACTTCGAAGGGCACCATGACGCCGGTGCGCGTGTGCGCGACGGTTGAGCTCGACGTGCGCGATATCCTGACCGGTATGGCGCAGGAGATCGAGCGCGAGCTGCGGCTCGTGATCGGCGAGGTCGAGCGATGAGCGACGGCGCCGCGCCTCTCGAGGTTCGAGTCGTGCACGTCGCCGGGCCGATGCTCGAGCTCGTGCAGCGTTGCTCGAGGTGCCGCGCGATCCTCAGCGACTACCGCGGCGCGCAGAGCATCGAGAGCGCCTGCCCGTGGACGCCCAAAGGTTGGGAAGGGCACGTCGCCGTGGTCGAGACCGAGACCGCGCGGTTTACGATAGCGACCAACGACGCACCGACGTGCGAAGAGCGCCAAGAGTCGCGAGGCCCGGCGCTATGAGCGGCGCTCACGAAGGCGGCGGCGAGGGGCGCTCCGAGGTGCGCCCGACGTCCGCGTCGATCCTCGTGCCGTTCGGCATGCATCGGGATCGCCCGTTGCGCGAGGTGCCCGACGACTATCTCGCGATGCTCACCGACGACTCGAGCCCCGCGGGGGCATTCTCAGCGACGCACTATCCGGCGTTCACGAGGGCGTGTCATCGCGAATGGAGGCGCCGCGGGAATGGCGTCATGCGGATCTCCGAAATCGTCGAATGCGCGACGTGCAATACGACGACGGACGATCCGGTGCCGGCGAAGGGGCACTGCTGCGAAGCGGTCGTTTGTCGAAGGTGCTTCCCGCGGCACGTGTGTCGAGACGATGGCGGCGACGGCGACGGCGAGAGCGAGGGCTAGGAGCGATGAGCGACTTCGAGAACGACAACGACAACGACAGCGACGCCGGCTCCGAGGGCGCAGTCGCCGGCAGCGAGTCCAACGTGGACGGGGCGCTCGCGTCGTCGCTCGAGCTGCCGTGCGCGAAGTGCTCGGGCTGCGGGGCGTGCATCGTGCATCGGCCGCAGAGCTGCGTATGCGCGGGCGGGCCGCGATGAGCGTCGGCGAGGATCCCACGGTCGAGCGGCTTCGCTGCATGCCCGACGCCGAGATTGCCGAGCGTGCTGAGCTGCAGCTCGAGGCGCTCCTCGCAATGCGCGAGTTGCGCGACGTGCTTCGAGAGCTCTCGAGCCCGTTTGACGGCGCGCCCTACGGCGATTACCGCATCGAATGGTACTTCGATAGTGGGGCGCTGTTCGTCGACATAGTGGATCGGCGCCCCATCGACGAATGGGGGCGGCAGATATCGGTGCGGCGAGCGCTACCTTACGGTCAACGCGCCACGTGGCTCGATGGGGCGCCCGCAGTGCTGCGCCTCGAGATCGGCTGGCAAGTTCGCCGACTCCAGTACGCGCGACGCACGGGGGATTATCGATGAGCATCGTGAGCGCCAGCGCCGGTGCCAGCTCGAGCGCGAAGGGCGTCATTGTGCGCGTCGACGACCGCGTCGGCTCGGTGCACCTCGCGAAGCCGCTCGCGAATCGCCTGCGCACCTACGGAGCGCGCGTCGTCGTCGAGCGCATGCGGTGCGCCGACGTAGCCTTCCCGGGCGTGGGGCGCGACGGCTCGGCGAAGCGCATCGGCGTCGAGCTCAAGCGGCTGTCGTCGGGCGACTTTGTTACGTCGATGACGTCGGGGCGCCTCGGGGGGTTTCAGCTCCCATCGTTGAGCGAAGACTTCGACGTCGTCTACGTGATCGTCGAGGGTTTCATGCGCGAGGGCGACGAGGGCGTGCTCGACCTCGGGCAGTGGGGCGGGCGCCGTCGTCGCGGGGGACGCCCGATCATGTATGCGTCGGTGCTCGGGTTTATGGCGTCGCTCGAAGACGTCGGGGTACGAGTGCGCCGGACGATGGGGGCCTCGGACACCGCGGCGACGATCACGCAGCTCGTGCGGCGATGGCAGCGCGCGAAACACACGTCGGTCGAGGGCGCGATCTACTTCGGCGACCGCGAGTCGTGCGACGTCGGAGGCGCGGAGATAGCGCCGATACGCCGGCCCGGATTCGCCCTAGAGTTCGCGCGGCGCCTGCCCGGCGTGGGACCGGCGAAGGGCGGGGCGGTACTCCGAGCGTTCCCGACGACCGACGACATGCACGCGGCGACTAAGCGCGAGTGGGCGATGGTCGAATGGCGGGATCGCCGCGGCAAGCTGCGCAAGCTGGGGCCCGTGGTCGGCGAGAGGATTTGGCGGCAACTTCGGACTCAGGAGGACATTTAGTAATGCCGATGACGACGGTCGGGAATATCGTGTCGACGCGGGTGCTCGAGGCGCGCAACGACGGCACCGACGAGACCGCGGCGCTGCAGGCGGCGTTTGCGGCGAACGGCGGGCCCGGGCTCGGGTACTCCAAGGTAACGCTGCGCGGGGCGTTTCGCTGCAACGGCGCGGGCGTGCGGCTCGACGGGCGCTTCGTCGTCGACGCGCACGAGGCGTCGTTCAACGTGTCACCCGAGAGCATCATCGCGCGGGCGCGGCTCTTCTATACGATGCCGAACGCCTGCGTCATTTGGAGCGGCGGGCGATTCACCGCACCGGGGTCGCCGTTCCCGGCCGGCGTCGAGTGGCGCATCGGGTGGTACGTCGACTCGTGCGCGGAGATGTCGCTCTCGTGGGCGACCTTCGTCGGCTTCACCGACGGCGTCTACGTTGGCGGCAATGTCGCCTCCGACGATGTGACGCTCGTCGGGCTCGCGATCTCGGGGTCGAGGCGGAGCGGCATCTCGATCGTGCATGCGGCGCGCGTCGAGGTCGTGCGATGCGAGATCTTCGACGGGGCCGTCGGTGCTACGCCGGGCGCCGGCATCGAGGTCGAGCCGAACACCGGCACGAGCATCGGCGACGTAGCGATCTTGAGGTGCGACATCGCGCGGCACGAGGTCGGCGTCTACGTGCAGCCCGGGCGCGGGCTGCCCGGCGATAACATGCGGATCCTCGACTGCAGGATCGACGGCAATCGGCGATACGGGCTCGTCGTGAACGCGGCCGACGGCGTGGTCGTCGCCGGCAACGAGATCACGGAGTCGCCCATCGGCATCTCGATTGGCGGGCACACCGACGACGCGCGGGCGCGGCGGGTCGTGGTTGCCGATAACTTCGTCTCGTCGTGCCCGAGGCCGATGCTGCTCACCGGCGTCGAGGGCGTCGCCGTAGCGTGGAACGGGCTGAACGTCGGCGGCGACTCGATGTCGCACAGGATCGAGTATCCGGCGCTCGGCGTGAGGGGCGACGTCTTCGTTCGGGAACGGTAGGCGACGACGATGCGCGTCGACACTCTCACGCAGCCGCTGCCGTGCGGGGCGCGGCGCCCGTTCCTGCACGTCGAGGCCGTGCGCTGCGGACCGTGCACGACGGAGCGCAGGCGCATCGCCAACGAGCTCAAGGTGCGCTGTCTCAAGAGCGGGCACCTGCAGTGCCCGAAGTGCGATCACTGCGTGCGGTGCTATCACGATTCGAGGCAGCTCAGGCAGAAGTTGCTCGTGGAGATTTGCTCGCTGTGCATGCCGGGGGCGCCGTGCGGGGTTGAGGTGAAGGCAATGAAGACGAAGGCGACGACGAAAGCGACAACGATCTCGAAGGCGAAGGCGAAGACGCCCTCTCGACGACGGCCGCGCAAGCTCGTCGACGTGCGGGCTCGCACGAAGATCGACGGGATCACCAAGCGCCTCGACAAACTCGAGAAGCTCGCGAGCGACGCGCACTTCGACGTGCGGGGCGCGCAGGCGATGATTCGCCACGCGAACGTCGACTGCCAAGAGCGCCACCTCAGAATCATGAAGCGCGTCGAGCAGTTCGCGGTGCCGAACTCGGAGATCTCGAGCTCGGCAGCGGCGACGGCACCTCGAGTCGCGGTGACGAATGCTCCATCGTCGACGCCGACGCCGAACGCTACACCGCTGCCCTCGGCGTTCTCGACGGCAACGCAGCTCGCCGACGTCGAGCCCGCGCCGCGACTTGCATTGTCGAAGGCAATCGAAGCGCTGCAGAAGATCGTCGACATGGCGTGCCCCTGCCATAACCTCGACGTGATTGGCAACGCCGTCGAGCGGTTCGTCGAGGCCCCGCGATGGCTCACGCCGAACTGGGGCCCGCACTTCGTGGGATGCTACGTGGCAATAGCGGCGGGCGCTCTTCGAGGGTTGAAGATGCGGCCGGCGACGTCGACGACGAAGGGGCCTACGAAGGAGTGACGCAATGCAGAACGAATCGACGAAGGGCACGGCGAAGGGCGAAGGCACCGAGCGCCGGTGCACCGTGTGCCGCGCGGATCTCGGCGACAACCCGATCGGCTGCCTGAGCTGCGGCACGACGCTCGACCGCATGCCGACAACGAAGGCGCCGCCGAGCTCGAAGACTCGCGCGTTTATGTCGTTTCGCGAGATGCTCGAGGTGCGCCGCAACATCGTCGAAGGCATCGACGGGCTCGCCCAAGCAATCAAGGGGCTCGCGAGCGTTGGGCCCGAGCGCGAGCGCGAGTTTACGTTCCGGTATCCGGCTCTCGAGATGTGTCGCGACATCGGGCACCTATTCCGCATGCGCCCTCGACCCGACGGGCTCGGGCTCATCGGCGTATGCGAGAGGTGCGCGGCGCACTCCGACACGAGGGCTCTCGAGAGGCACGACGTTACCAGGATCGACAACGAGGAGACGATCGTCGAGCTCGAGGTCGACGGTAAGTTCGTCCGAATCGACGAGGCTAGGGCGCTCGAGACGCTCGAGCTCGAGCTGCCGCACTGCGCGAGATGCGGTTCGACCTACGACGTGCCGGGCATGCTGTGCGCGAGGTGCCTATTCGAGTCGGGCACTGTGCGGCACGTGTCGCGGCTCGCGCATCCGATGGCGGACTTCGACGAGAACGACGAGGACGATGACGACGACGAAGGCGAAGGCGACGACGACCTCGACGACGATGGCGAGATCGACGATGACACCGACTACGACGACGAATACGACGACGAATACGACGACGACCTCGACGACGACGAGGACGACTGATGCTTCGAGATCACGAGCACGATTGCCCGAGCTGCCGATGCCCACCGAAACGAAATAGGTCTAAGGAGGCCGTCGAATTGTTCTTAGCTGGGGGCGTCACGATGAAGCAAGTCGCGAAGGCGCTCGGGCTGAGCTACGGCTGCGTGCTGAAGGCCGTCGCTAGAACGGGCTGCGCAATATGTCCAAGATGCCGACTTGCTATAACGTCGGCGCCTGTCGTCGTGCCTCGACGAGGTATCCCGCTGCATAAATCCACGCGCAACGTAGCTTGTGGATTTGATGAATGCTGGGGCGACGACGAGATAAATCGATACGGCAGACCGCGAAGCCGCTATCCTTGGGAGCTCGAATAGATGCGCGCTCTCCTCGTCGACGCTAACGGGCGCGCCCTCGGCGACCTCGCCGTGCCGGAATGGCGCCCCGAGATCCGCGTGCTGCTGACGTCGTTGTTTCGCGAGAAATCTCCTCACGAGCTCGTCGCACGCCGTCGCAACTACGACTACGACGCCCCCTACGTCGTCGCGGTGTTCCAGGCCGACGGCACCCCTAGCCATAGCACGCGCTACTTCGTCTATGTGCTCGACCGCTGGGAGTTCCTGCCTCGATGAGCTTTGGGCGTCACCCCTACGTGCGCGGCATCGGGCCCCGCGGGCAGCGCCCGCACCGATGCCTCCTCATGTTCGTCGGCGAGTCCCCCGGATTCTTCGAGTCGCGCTTCGGCTCGCCGTTCAACTCGCGCGGCGCCTCCGGCCGCTTCCTCCGCACGATCGCCCCGAAGACCCGCGTGCCCCTCGGCGAGGCGTGGATCACGAATCTCTGCAAGGTGCGCACCGTCGACAAGCGCGGCAAGGACCGCGCGCCCACGAAAGGCGAGATCAGAGCCTATGAAGCCGACCTCTACGACGAACTACGAAAAGTCGATCCCGATATCGTCGTCGGGCTCGGGGCGACGTCTTCTCGTTGGCTGCTGGGCGCTCAGTGGGAAGACATGGAGACTCTGCACGGCGTACCGCACCGCGTACGGCTGGCAGGGCGCGATCGAGTAGTCGTTCCGAGCTATCACCCCGCCGCGGGCCTTCACTCGCCGGAGATGGCGGCGTATTTCTATTACGACATGCAGAGAGTCGGTGACATCGTCGCCGGGCGCCCGGTGCCGTTCCGCAAGATCGACGGGCCCGCGCACTACGCGACGCAGCGCGGAGCCTCGACGCGGGGCGCCATCGTGAGCGAGCTGCTCGGCAGCGACACCGAGGGCTATCGCTGGGCGCCGTGGTCGTCGCAGTGGTCGGGCATGGAGGGGCAAGGGCGCCTCCTGCGCGCCGACGACGCCGAGGCGATGCGATGGTTTCGCGCGCTGCTCGCGAAGCGCCTCGAGCTGCATCAACTCACGCGCGGCAGCGTGTGCGCGGCGATCGTCGTGAACTCGGAAAACAACCGCATCGTCGAGGCTGCGCCGATCCTTCGACGCTTCGTCGGCGAGCGGCTCGAGGCTCTCAAGGGCGCGCCGCGCTGGCGCGACGGCGACCTCAAGTTCGTGAGCTCGCAGCCCGCGCACCGCATCGTGCTGCAGAGCGCCGCGCACGACCTAATCATTTACGAAGACCTCGGAACGCCGATCCCCGACGACGCCTTCGAGGACACAGCAATCATGTCGTACGTGCTGCAGATCGAGCCGCGGGGCCTCAAGGCGCTCGCGGTACGTCACTGCGGAATGGAGATGCATAGCTTTGCCGAGATCACGAAGCCGCACGATCGACGCGTCGCGCTGGCGTATCTCGATCGCGTAGTCGAGAACGAGGAGCGCTGGCCGCCTGCTGTTGGCCGCAAGCACTCGATCACGAAGCGCGCGAGAAGCATTATCGCAAGCGTCGAAAAGCCTCGCACGACGAAGAACGCGCCGAAGGGTCCGCGCGCGCGCTGGGACGACATCGACAAGTCGCTCCGGGCGCCGGTCGAAGCCGCGCTAGGCAAGATGCCGCGACTCACCCTCGACGACTGCGGGCCCGAGTTCGTCGATTACGCGTGCCGCGACGCCGACGCAACGCGGCGCCTGCACGGCATCCTCGCGCCGATGGTTCGGCAGCGCGGGCTACAAGAGGTCTACGAGCTCGACCGCGACGTGACGCCGATGCTCGCCCGCATGATGCGCGTCGGCATGCGCGTCGATCGCGAGAAGCTCGGGCAGTTCGAGGCGCATCTCCGCGGCGAACTCCGCGAGATCCTGTATCGGTGCCGAGACCTCGCCGACGAGCCGCACTTTAATCCAGCGTCGACGCAGCAAGTCGGCGAGCTGCTGTTTCATCGCTTGAAGCTAATCCCGACGCGCTTCACCGACGGCGGGCTGCCTTCGACGAACGATCAGGTGCTGCGCTCGCTGCTCGATCGGCACCCCGTCGTGCACTGGATCACCGAATATCGCGAGGTCCAAAAGCTCCTCTCGTTCGTCGAAAAGCTCTGGTACGAGATCGAAGAGCGCGGCACTCCGGGTAATGATCGGTTCTATCCGATACTCCGCACGACGGCCGTCGTAACCGGGCGCCTCGCCGCCGAGGGCCTCAACGTGCTGGCGCTGCCGACGCACTCGAAGCGCGCCAAGCTCTTCAAAGCGATCTTCGTGCCCGACGACGGGATGACTTTCTTTAGCGTCGACGCCGACCAAATCGAGTTCAAGATCGCCGCGGACGAGTCGGGCGACCCCGCGATGATTAAGGTTTTCGAAGACGGCGTCGACATGCATACGACGACCGCGGCGGCGATCTTCGGGATCGACTACGCCGAGGTAACGCGCACCGAGGAGAACGCGACGCGGTACCGCACGCCCGCGAAGATCACGGGATTCAGGGTGCTGTATCAGGGCGGGGCCGAGGGCCTCCTGCAGCAGCTCGAGTCGCTCGGCATCAAGGGCTACGGGCTCGCCGACTGCGAGCGGTTTATCCGCGGCTTCTACGACAAATACGAGCGCTGGGGCACGTACGTCGAAGAATGCAATCGGCGCACGCGGCGGCACGGCTTCATTCGAGCTCGAGGCGGGCGCATCCGGTACTTGCCCGCGATATGGGCCGAAGACCGCTATCTCCGATCGAAAGCCGAGCGCGACGCCGGGAACTTCCCGATCCAGGCCGGCGCGCAGTGGGTCGTCAAGCGCGCGATGCAACGCTTGTGGCCGACGCTGAAGGAGCTCCGCGCGTCGGGCGTCGCCGCGGACGTGCTGCTGCAGATTCACGACGACCTCTTCGGGCAAGTGCCGACGCGGCACGTGAGGTTCGTCGGCGAGCTCGTGAAGGAAGCGATGCAGGGGGATAGCGCGCTGTTCAAGGTGCCGATTACGGCGAGCGTCAAGTTTGGCGCGTCGTGGGGCGAGATGACGAAGGCGAAGGACTGGAAGCCGGAAGGGGCGAAGGTGGCCGCATGAGCGATACCGCGATCGTCGCCGCGTTCGGCATCGTCGGCGTAGTCGCCATTGCGTCGACGTACGCGATCAGTGTCGCCGTGGTGAATTGGTTCGACCCGCATGCCGGGCGACGAATAAGGCAAGGGCAAGGGCAAGGGCTAGGGCTAGGGCCAGAGCGAAGAGCGAAAGCGAGGGCAATCTCAATGTCGACGAAGCACGAAGACGACTGTCTATTGAAGGCCGGCGACGACGAGCCGATCTTCGTATTGCGATCCACCGACGTACTCGCGCCCGACATCGTCGACGAATGGGCGACGCGGCTCGGGATATGCGCGAGGTCGCTGCCGATCGCCGCACAGGATCGAGCGCACGCCAAGATCGCCGAGGCGCGGGATCTCGCCGACGCGATGCGCGTATGGCAGCGCGAGCACGGCGCGAAGGTGCCGGATTTGAGCGGCGCGGGCGACGGCAACAACGGCAACGGCAACGACAACGGCAACGGCAACGGCGGCGAGCGATCCGCGTCGGGCGCGTCGGGCAAGCCGTTCCCAGAGGTCTCGTGCTTCGACGTGATGCGCGAGATGTCAAAGCGCGAGCTCGACATCGTGATGGGCAGCCTCGGATCGAACCTCGTGCGCGCGCAGTCCACGAAGCGGGGCACGCAGCTCACGATCGGTATGCCGGGCGACATCGTCGGCCGCGTGTACAACGGCAACGTTGTCGGGGCGCTCTTCCTGTGCGACACGAAGCAGTATCACGAGATCGAACGCGAGCTGCTCGAGGCGAGGCGGGCAGCGTCGGCGGCGACGAGCGAGACCTCGAAGGACGGAGGCGCCCATGATTAGCGCTCTACGCCGCGCCCTCGAGCTCGGGCTCGCGATCCTGCGTTGCGCCGTCGGGCTGCGCTGTCACGATCGTCACGTGTTCTTCGTCGAGGACGGCTCCACGTGTTGGCGCGACTACGTGCTCGCCGGGCGTTGGGTACTCCTTCGCCGCTCGACGTGCCACAACCTCGAGCACCCGCACGAGCTCGCCGTCGAGCTCGCGTACCGCAACGGCGCGCGCTTCAACGTGTACGTTGGGCGAGTGCGTGCGACGCTCCTCGGGGTCGCCCTCGCCCTGGCGTTCGCGGGGTCGTGGGTCGCCTGGCAGCAGCATTTCCTAGGACGCCTCCCGGGCACGCACGGCGAGGCGCTCCCTAGGGATTGGCGATCTACGTTCCGGTGCTACATGCGGCACCGGGATCACGTGGCGTTCTATTTGCGCCGGTGCTCGACGAAATCGCCACGCGACCTCTACGGCGTCGAGAACGTCGTAGCGCTCGACGGCGGCAAGTTCGAAAGCGGGCAGCTCATCGGATGCCCTATCGACGGGGCGACGCTCGACGGCGAGCCGGGCGCCTTCGAGCTCGTGCGCGCAGACATCGAGATCGTACACTGATGCACGCGCTAATCATCACCTCGAAGGGGCTGCGCCTCGGCGAGGTGCCCGTCTCCTACGACCAAGAGGCCCACGGGCTCAACCCGTGCGTGCCGTCGACGTTCTACGCACGAATGAGCATGCTCAGCGACGAGCTCTGCATGATGGTGTCGCAGTCGCTCGTGTCGCGGCGCGACGAGCTCGTGTCGCCGCTCGCCGGGGTGATCCTCTATGTATCGCTCGACGCTGAGGCCGGGCTCGACGGCTGCAGCGGCGGCAACAATAGCGGGGGTGACAGCGGCGGCAGCGCGCGGCGCTCTCGAGGGCGACGCCGATGAGCCTCAAACGCTGCGACCCTGGGCATTGCCCGCTCTGCGACGACGCACGCCGCACCGAGCGCAACGCCGAGCGCGCTGAGCATCGACGAGCATTGCGCGAGGCCGAGAGCGCCAACGTGGGACGCTCTTCGCCGTCGCCATCGTCGCGCGAGCCTGCACCCGCGTGCCCCGTGCTCGTCGGCATCGTCGAGTGCTCGCCGTCGCTGTTCGTGTGGCTCCGACAATACGCCGAAATCCTCGGAGCTACCTCGATCCTCGGCGCCGACTACCGCTACTCCGTCCGCATGACGTCCTACGATTACGAGACGTACGTTAAGCCGCGCCAACGCGAGGGCGACCTACTCGCGATAATGCGGGCCGAATCCCCCCGCGAAAGGAAAGAACGCCGCTATGCCGAAGCCGAAGCCGCAGAAGCCGCTCGCCGCTACGACGCGCAAGACGAGCTCGAGCTCGAGCGCTATCGCCGAACGCCGAAGCACGGGGGCCGGGCCCGCACCCGCAGCTCGCGCGCTGGCGATCCCGACTAAGGCCGACGCCGCCAAGGTCGTCGCACTCGTGCATCGCGAGGCCATCAAAGACGCTGCTCGAGCCCGCGCGATCACGATCGACTCCGGCGACGACCTCGCCAACGCCGCCGAGGCTCTCCAGTCCGTCACGCAGCGGCAAAAGCTCCTCGCCGAGCACAAGTCGCGGATCCTCGACCCGCTCGCCGTCGCCGTCAAGGAAATCAAGGCGCTCTTCGCCCCGGCCGAGGCGCTCCTCAACGACGCCCGCGAGTTCGTGCGCGAGAAAATGAAGGACTACGACGCCAAGCTGCAGCGCCTCGAGCAGCAGCAGCGCGCGAAGCTCGCGGCGAAGGGCGACACCGAGACCGAGGTCGTACTGCGCCCGTCGACCGTGCACACGTCGAGCGGCGGCACCGTGTCGTTCACGACGCACGAAGAACTCGTGATCGTCGACGAGTCGGCGCTGCCGCGGCGCTACCTCGTGCCTGATACCGTGGCGATCCGTCGCGCGCTGAAGGCCGGCATCGAAGTGCCCGGCGCGAAGCTCGTCGAGTCGCGCACTCCGACGACGCGCACCTAGGAACGAGGCTCGCCCATGCCCCCGATTCGTCCTACGTGGATCGTGCACGTCGCGGCTTGGCTCTCGCTCATCGCGACGGGCGTCGCGCTCTGGTACCTCATTTGTGGAGCGGGGTTCGTGCGATGAGCGACGTCGAGCGCCCGACACAGCACCCGCTCAGCGTGTTCTGCAAGCGCCACGACGCGCACGAGGCGCGCTATCTGCAGGAGCGTCCGCTGCTCGACGACCGGTGCGCGATGTGCCGCGTCGAGCAGCTCGAGGCCGAGAACCGCATCTACCGCCTCTCGACGCAGTCGCCGGCCGAGTTCGCCGACGAGCTCGCTCGGCTCGTGCGCTTCGAGGCCGAAGTGCGCAGCTCGTTCGGGCCGGTGTGCCCGGTGCACATGAGCGAGGCACGACGCTGCCCTACGACGTGCGACTACCGGCGCGGCTGCAGCGCCATCGACCCCGCCGCGCTTTAATGCAATTGCATCGCACCGCGTCAATACCGCAATCTACGGACACCCCTTGACGGCGACGCCCCGGCGCCCTCACAATCGACCAATTAGATTGGTAGTTGGGCGCTGGGGCCCGGGGACACGCCGCCAATGTCTGACGATTATTCGGACTCGAACTCGAAGCCGAAGCCACCCGCAGTCGCGCCGCACGTTGTGCCGCTCGAGCTGCCGCGCAACTACTGGCGATACGCCCAAGCATCCGGCGACCTCGAGCACATCATCGACGGCGGCATCGTTATCACGATCGTGAGCGCCGGGTATTCCGGGCACGCCGAGGGGCTCAACAACCCCGACCTCGAGCACGTGCACAGCGTCGGGCCCATTCCGCGCGGGCGCTGGGCTATCGGCGCCCCGCACGACTCCGACTCGACGGGGCCCTACTCGCTGCCACTCTGGCCCGACGCAGACACCGACACGCACGGGCGCTCGCAATTCCTGATGCACGGCGACAACTACCTGCGCAATCGATCCGCGTCGCACGGCTGCATCGTCCTTCCGAGAAGAATACGAGAGCTCGTGCATGAGTCATCGGACGGTGCACTATTGGTGATCGCATGAAGTGCAAGCGTCAAGAGTGTGGCAAAGAGGCTCGTCTTCGTGTCTCGAAGAGAGGTACGGCTCCGGTTTATTGTTCGATAGCGTGTCAGGTGCGGCAAAGACGCAAGGATCGAACGCGAAGACCGTGCATGCACTGTTCGAAGATGTTTACTCCGGGACGCACTGGAGCAGTAGCTGAATTCTGCTCTCGATACTGTCGCGAGGCGTCTTGGGCTCGCGGGCACGCCGAACAGCGAAGCCTCCGTTATCATCGAAGTTCGCTAGCGCGAAGATATGGGCTTTCGATTTCCGAGTACACAGCGATGTTCAAAGCACAGAATGGACGTTGCGCTATCTGTGCTGTCGATCATAGGTTGCTGAAACGGCGCTTGGCTGTCGATCACGACCACAAAACCGGACGAGTGCGTGGGCTGCTGTGCAGCAGTTGCAACACAGGGCTTGGGCACTTCAAGCATTCATTGGGCGTTGTAGAAACGGCGCTCAATTATCTCGCGGGCGCTCATCGTCGCCGTGGGGTCGCTGCATGAACTGGCTGCACGAGCTCACGTCGCTCTCGCCCCTCGCGCTCTTCGCGCTCACGCTGCTCGTGTTCGCGGCGACGGCCTACCGTCTCGTGCCAACCATGGCCCGGCGCCTAACGACTAAGGTCGAGCACGAACGTACTGATAAGATCTCAGAGTCGGTCGAGGCGCGCGTCTCGCAGCGGCTGTTCGATTCGCTCAGCACCGAGTTCTTCGAGCAGAACCGCAAGCGCGGTGATCGGTTGCATTCCGCGGAGACCGACATTACGCGATTGAATCTCCTGACGGAGCGTCATGATCGCGACATCGAAGAGCTCAAAGAGGAGCAGCGCTTGACTCAGGAACACGCCGCTTCAATGGATCGCGCGATAGTGCAGATTCGAGCCGACCAGCGCTACTCGACGCAAATGCTCGAGGACATGCGGCGACGGCTCGCGAGTCTCGAAGGCCCGATTCGCCGCATAGACATGTACTTCGAGCTCCGGCAGCGTCAAGGCAGAGGCCCGGGGCCCAGCGCCGACACGCCCGAGCCGACGCCGATACCGCCGCGCATCTCGACGTCGATCGACGCCGTCGAGTTCGAGGTGAGGCCGGCGCGAACGCCAGCGAAAGACGACGACTCCGACTCCGAGCCCACATAGGCGATCCGCAAGCCGCAACGTCGCAGCCGCAAGCCGTTACGCCGTTCAATCGCGCGCGGTGCAAAGCTCACACGTCGCGCACTATCAAGGAGCGATCCCAATGGACGTCCCCAACGTCGATATCGCCAAGGTCATCGAGATTTACAACAAGCTGAAGCCGCTCATCGATCTCATCGGCGGGCTCTTCCACAAGAAGCCGAAGCCGGTGCCCGCGCCTCCGATCGTACCCGCTGAGCCGCCGACGCCGGGCGCCCCCGCCCCGACGCCGATCGTGCCAATCCCGATTCACGCCCGCGCCGTTGCGTCGGCGCGCCTCGAGATCCAGAAGGCCGAGGGCCCCGACCTCTCGACGCCCGAGCGCCGAGTCTCGCCGGGCAATCTGTACTCCGACGTCGCCGGCATGGTGAAGCGCAACGAGGCTTTCGCCTACGGCACGTCGTTCTGGTTCAACCTGACCGCGTACGACTCCGACGGCGAGCCCATCGAGAATCAGGCGCTCGTCGACGCGAATCTCGAGTTCCGCACGCGGCACGAGCTGCGGCGTAACGGCGAGCTCGTCGCGTACTTCAAGGGCGAGGGCGATGACAACCCGGTCGGCGAGGGGCAGCCCGTGCCCTACCACGTGTGGAGCATCGACGGGTTCCGCATGTCGACGGCGTCGTGGCTGCAGAGCGCCGGCCTCAACGCGCGCATCCGCATCGATCTCGAGGGCACGTGGGAGATCGTCGGCTATGTGAACGGCGTCGAGTCGAACCGCTTCGAGTTCCGTACGTCGTAGGGGGCGCTCGTCGCTGCCCGGGCGGGGCCTATTGCTGGAGCGGTAGATCCCGCCTTACAATCCTAGCTGCACCGCTCGCTCGCTCAACATGGCCCGGCATCGTAGATCAGGCCCCTACGGTGCCGGGCCGCTCTGTCGAAGGACAGCGCAAGAGCGCGACTAATCGAGCGGCAATCGCAGGAGGATTAACGCACATGCCCACCGATTACGATTTCTTCGTTACGCTCTGGAAGGCCGCGCGCGCCTTCGCCCTCGCCGGGCTCATGGTCATGCTCGCGTCGCTGGCGAACTGGCTCACCGACGGCGTTGTCATGGCGTCGGTGCTCAGTCATCTCCCGTCGTGGTCGATGGCGATCGTGCTGCCCGCGATGCATGCGGCGGGCGTCGCCCTCGAGAACTGGCTCAAGCACCGCAACCGCGGCGACGGCGGCGAGGTCACTGTCGACACATCGAAGCTCGGCAACTAGGCGACGGGCGTCGCTCATCGCACATCGCACAGCCGCGCCGCTCGGCGCACGAGGTCCCGCAATGCGCAAGCGCTCCGGATCCGCATCCGCACTTCTCGCCTCGCTCCTCGCCGTATCTCTCGCCATTGGCCCGGCATCGGCCTCGCTCTCCGGTGCCGGGCCCCTCCCCGCTCGCCCGGCGCTGGCGCTGGCGATCCCGACCTTCGCTACGCTCATCAATGCCGGGGGCGGCGGGCACACCATTCAAGACGAAGGATCCTCGCTCACGCAGCGCACGATCCTCAACTTCACGGGCGTCAACGTCGCCGTCACCGACGCCGGGGGCAAGACCGTCGTTACGATCACCGGGGCGTCGTCGGCGCTCGACAACTTAGCGTCGGTCGCCATCAATACTTCGCTGCTGCCTGCGACTGCGGGGTCCGCCGACCTCGGCTCGACGTCGAAGCCGTTCGGCACGGGGTACTTCGGCTCGACGCAATACATCGCCGTCTCGCACAACGGCACCAATGCCACGTTCACGCCGTCGACGGGGCGCCTCGTTCTGTCGCCGTTCCTGCTCGGCAACGCGTCCACCAACATCGTGGCATCCGACGCCTACCTCATGTGGGAAGACACCGGCGCGCAGCACATCATGCGATACGCGACGCTCGAGACGCCCGACACAATGCAGTACATGTTCGGCACCGCGGGCCGCAACGTTGTCGAGGGCGAGCGCGGCGACGAGGGTTTCGACCATGCTCATGCACAGCGCGCGTATCCGATGCGCTACATGCACTCACAATCCCAGTCGGCGACGAAGTGGATCGGCTTCGGGCACGACGACACCGACGGGCGCATCGAGGTAGGCAGCGGCGCGATTCACATGGTCTCGACCGTCAATATGGATGCTGCGACGGCGTTCACGATCTCGGGCACCAATGCTCAAATGACGTCGGGCGGAAACATGGTGCTGTACAACGGCGCGTATTTCGGATGGGCTACGGGCTCGAGCGCCGCGGGCGGCACCGACATAACGTTGAATCGCGCAGCGGCGGGCATTCTCGGGCTCGACCTCGCCGCCTCGACCACGGCGACGCGCGGCTTGCGCGGGTTCCAAGCGACGGGCGCCGACCACGTCGGCGGCGATCTACTGCTGCAGGCAGGCCCCTCGACCGGCTCAGCGCGCCCGGGCCTCGTGCGCCTGCAGTCTGGCCCCATCGGTGCGGCCTCGAGCTCTACGGCTCAGACGCCCATCGACCGCGGAGTCTTCGGCGCTACCCTCGCGCTCACCGACGCCTCGACGACCTCGCTCGTCTCGATGACGATGGCGAGCGATACCTCCGCCGTCGTGCACATCATCTATAACGTCGAGGCGCTCGACGCGTCGCACGTGCTGCAGCTCGACGCCGGCTCGATCACGTGCAGCGCCTCGAACTCAAACGGCTCGTTCGGGCAGAACGCGTGCACCGCGGTAGGCGACAATCGCCACATCGTGCCGTCGGGCACGCTGACTGTAGCCTGGACCGTAACGGCGGCGAACCCGGCGATCGTGCAAGTCAACGCGGATACATCGCTCACGCCGTCGACGGGCTATCCTCGAATCACCTACACCGTTTTCAACCTCACGCAGCAGGCCATCGCGCCGCAGTAGTCGGCGCTCTCGAAGGAGCGAGCCGCAATGGAAAATCGATCCCCCCTCCCCCGGTGCCTCCACGTCGGAATGCGCATCGCCATCGTCGTCGCCGCGCTGGCGCTGCTCGTCGTGTTCGCTCCGGGCACCGCGCACGCCCAGACTCCGACGCCCACGCCCGCGCCCGAGAACTATACGATCCCCGCGCCCTCGAACCGCGTTACGCAGCTCATCCAGGTCGTCAACATGCGCAATGAAAAAACCTGCGTGCGACTCTGGCGCCGCGCGGGCACCAATCCGTGGGCCGTACCGTGGCAGTGCACTCAAGCTCAGGCGTGCGTCGTCGCTGGCGCCACCGGGGGCGCATCGTGCACCGCAGCTCAGGCTAGAGCCGTCGACGCGCGAATCTGGGTCAACACTACCGAAGCCGGGCGCACCGAGTTCGTGACGTTCTTCATGGTGTCGCCAGCGTTCGACGACCAATACAGCGCCGTGCCGGGTTGGGATCAATACATCCAATGCGTGACGTGGAACGCAGCGTCGCAGGCCACGAAAGACGCTATGTGCACTAACGCTCAGCGCCCGGTGCCGTGCACGCTGTATCCGGCGACGTGCAACTAACGAAGCTCGATGGATCGGAGGATCGCATGACGACTCGACGACGCTGCGCCATTCTCGCTCTCGCCAGCGCCATAACGCTGGCCCTGTGCGCCTCCCCTGCTCGAGCCGACATCGTCGACATAGCTGCGGGCGGCACGATCCATCTCAAGTGCCCGACGACTTTCTCGTTCGTCCCGACGACGCTCGCCGGCTCGCCCGTCGTCTCGATCTACAAAGACGGCTCGCTCACGCAAACCACGACTGGCGTAACGCTCACCGTCGACTTCGACGGCGTTACCGGGCTCAACGACGTCGGCGTCGACACTTCGAGCGACGGCACCTTTTACGCCGCGGGCTCGACGTTCAGCGCCGTCGTCACGACGGGCACCGTCGGGGGCGTGAGCGTCGTCGGCAACGTGTGCGGAGAGTTCGCGATCCAGCGCTCGACGATTAGCGCCGTCTCCGGCGCCGTCGGCAGTGTGAGCGGCAACGTTGGAGGCAACGTCAGCGGTAACGTTGGCGGCAACGTCGTAGGCTCGACCGCGAGCGTCACGGGCAACGTGGGCGGCAACGTCGTAGGGAGCGTCGGCTCGGTCTCCGGCAACGTAGGCGGAAATGTCACGGGCACAGTCGCCAGCGTTCTCGGGAACGTCGGCGGCAACGTCTCGGGCAACGTAACCGGGAGCGTCGGGGGCAACGTCGTCGGCGCTGTCGGCAGCATAGCGTCGGGCGGCATCTCCTCGGCTTCGTTCGCCCCCGACGCCCTCGACTCGGGCGCCCTCGCTACGTCGGCCGTCAACGAAATCGTCGCGGCGATCCCGACGCCCTCGAGTCCGCCCTCCGCTGCCGCCAACGCCGACGCCATTTGGGACGAGCTGCTCGCCGGGCACGCCGGTGCCGGATCCGCGGGCGCCGCGCTCTCTGCCGCTGGGGGCTCGGGCGATCCCTGGACAACCGCGCTCCCTGCGTCCTACGCCGACGGCACCGCAGGCCACATCATCGGCAACATCGTCGCCGACCTCTCGAGCACCGGCGTCACGATCGTGTCTCCCTTCGACCCGACGACGGGCAAGCTTCGCCTCACGCGCGGCGACGACTACCCCGCCGACGAAGACGGCGCCATTCCCGCGTTCACGTCGACGTCGTGGCCCGACCTCACCGGCGCCGTTGTGCGCCTCACGATCCGCAAGCGCGTGCCCGGTACCGGACTCGGGGGCGACGTGCTGCTCACGATCCTCGACACTGAGGCGCTGCGCAGTGCCGGGGGCGCATCGCAGAGCGTTACCTTCGAGCCGCTCAGTGTGCCCGGCGATCCCGTCGTGAATTCGCAGGTCGGGGGCACGGCGTCGCTCGTCCCCGGTGTAGCGGCGGCGAAGTTCGATATAGAGGCGACTCTAGCGAGTGGCGCCGTCAAGACGCTCGCTGCGGGGCTCGTCGACGTGATCGAGGACATAACACACAACTAGGGGCGCCCCTCGCCTCCTCGCCCCGGCGCAGGATTGCCGATCCACGATCCTCGCGCCGGGGGCCTCGCAGTCTGTAATCGGCGGGGTTACCATTACGGCATGTCGATCCCCGACGCCGATGCCGATGCCGATGCCGATACCGCCCTCGAGCTGCGCAATTCGCTCGACCCCTCGCACGTCTCGTTCTATCGATCCGCCTACCGGGGACGCCTCGTCGTTCTATGCGGTGGCACAACGCTCAACGAACAACCCCTCGAGCTGCTGCACGGCACACCGACCCTAGGGGTCAACGAATCATTTCGAGGTGCCCACCCCGCCACCCGCTACCCCTCCACCTGGGCCCACCTCCTCTCTGACTGGCGAGGTGCCGACGCCTACGGGGCCGAGGTCGTTCGGCGCTGGCCGCTAATGCTCACGTTCCAGAAGATCGCTTCGGACAGTCACGTCGCCGGAACGATCCCGCTCATTCGCCGCAACGGCGAAGAATTCCG